GCTTCTACACGAATATTAAATCAGCATTAAATGCAGTTATTAAACAGAAAATCATGCAGTCCACGGCCCAGACACTTTTGGAACTTCATGAAGAGATCAAACGGATAGAATACGCGGTTAATAACGGATTTGATTGGAACTCAGCTCAACCAATTGGAGGTGTTGATATTGAGACAACCGCCTGAGTACATGGAGTCAATCCGAACAACTTCTAGAATGCAGCACATCCAGCAATACGGACGCGATACAATCTTACGTCTCTTGAGTCACATCGATACGATTGAGACGGAGCTGAAGATCGCAATCGAAGATGAAGATAAAGTAGCTGATCAATACCGTAAAGAATCGGTAAAGGTTGATCGGCTGGTCAAGAACGTGGTGCAGTTGCAGAGGGAGTTGACTGCAGAGCGCGAAGGCAATAAGGAAAAGGTTCCAAAGGATGTAGCAGTTGCATTAGATCAGATCATAGGTTTCGACAAATATGCACTCGGTTGGGCGATGTTTAACATCATGGTATCAAGAGAGTCGATGTTGGAGCCTTTTGCAAGGGTGATAAAAAGTCATTTTGGTACTAACCATTTATCCTTAGCCAATGCCCTCATTAATGACTACATCATCGAAGAACCAATCGATCACGATCAACGTTTGCTGATTGATCTGGCGCAGCTTATCAATACCTGGGACGGCCGCAGCCGCTACACGTTGAACAAAGATATTAGCGAGTTGCTGACTGATTACTTTCAAGAAATCGCTAAATGAACGTTGGTGAGGAGCTATGGCAAGTCCGCAGAAGGATAACGGCTTTACGCCAGTAGCCCATGAAATTTTAGAACAGGCTGCCAAAATTAATCTAAATGGCACACAATTTCGAATCCTGCTCATCGTATGGCGGTACACATATGGATTTGGTCGGAAGGCTCATAAATTCTCATTATCCTTCCTAGCTGAAGCATTGAGTACTCATAAAAATCAAATCCAGCGAGAGCTGCAGAACTTGATTGAGCGGAACATTTTAACGGTAATTTCGGGTGGATTACGCCAAAGCCGAACGCTTTCCTTCAATAAAGATTACGAGTTATGGGACTCGAAATCTGACAACGGATTAGCGGTCAGTTTGGAAGAGCCTGAAATTGTCCCGAAACAACTAATTAGCGGTCAGTTTGACGCTAATCTGACCGCTAATCCGCTAACCAAGATAGATATATCTTTAAAGATAAAAGATTTAAATAATATATACGAAATGGAGGATATAGAAAGCATGGAAAAACAAAAGATTCAATTCCATGACACTGTGTTCTTAACACAAGCTGAATACGATCGTTTATGCAATGACTTCGGAAAAGAAACAACTGATTTATTTATCGAATCACTAGATGAATGGCAGACGAATAACCCGAAGAAACAGAAAGTCGATCATAACAAAACGATTCGTGTATGGATCCGAAAAGATGCAGCTAAGAAAAAGCCCTTATACCCTTCCAACCAACAACAGAAGAATGAGCAGCAAATGGATGTATTAGCGAAGTTCTATAAGGAGGGCGCGGCGCGTGAAGCAAACGGAGACAGCCAAACTATTGGCGGTTATCAAAACAGCGTTCCCGAACTTCCTGGTTACTGATCAAACAGCTCCGTTATGGCATGAGTACCTGAAGGATATAACACTCCAGCAAGCGCAACGGAACTTGAAAGACTATATCCAGTCCAATAAGTTCCCTCCGGTTATTGCAGACATCATCAAACATGACCCAACGCAGATCAATCTGCTGCAGCAAGAGACTGAGGAGCGTACAATGCAGCTGGCACAATGGGAACAAGCAGCAACAAGAATACCGCTCCATTTGAAGCGAAGCCTCTGGGAAGACAAGGAGGGCCTTAAATGAGTTACGAAGCAGAAGCAGCCGTACTCGGCGCCTTAATCAAGCAGCCGGAACTCATGGATGACTGTTACCTTCAACCAGAGGAATTCATAGCAGACGACCGGCACTCTCTAATATTCGACACATTGAAATACTGCTATGAGCAAGATGGTTCAGTCGATCTTGTTATTCTGGTCAAACGTGCTGGCGACGACATTATGAGAATCGGTGGAATATCGTACTTATCCGAGCTTTCATCCTCGGTCCCGACAACCCACAACTTCAACCGTTACCAAGGGATAGTCAGAGATGCATATGTGCAACACCAAGCATCGGCCACCTTATCTAGCTTGGCTGGTTCGGGAACAATTGATCTCGGCAAGGCTGCTGCAAAGATTGAAGAACTTCAGGAGTTAGAGAAGCGGCCGGGCAGTAGCGGCGGGCTTAAGAAAATGGGGTCAGTACTGAACGGTCATGAGGAGGTCATAGAGGAGCGGCAGAAGAAACAGGGGCTAACTGGTGCTAAGACTATCAGCAAAGTCCTGGATAAGCTCACAGGCGGTCACCAACGGCAGGAATTGGAGATCGTCGCAGCGAGGCCGTCAGTCGGCAAGACGGCATACATGAACGGGGATGCGCTTCGAACGGCTCGTGGAGGATATACTGCAGCAATCTTCTCCGGAGAAATGCCAGATGTATCAGTTACAGAGCGGATGATTTGTACTATGGCCAACATTGAGATTGCCAAACTGCGGAGCGGATCGTTTGACGAAGGCGACTGGGTGATGTGGACTTCTGCAAGAGATGAGCTCGACAGGCTCCCAATTTATATTGATGACACTCCAGGGATGACCATTCAGCACATCCGGCGCGAGGTTAAGAAGCTAGTCAAAGAGCACCCGAATTTGGTCGTCTACGTCGACTATCTACAGTTAATTGGCGGCGGCCGGAAGTTTAAAGATAAGCGTGAAGAGGTCGAGTATGTATCCAAGTCTCTTAAGCTGCTGGCTCGAGAATGCGATTGTACGGTAGTCGCCCTCGCCCAATTAAGTCGGGGAGTTGAGCAACGTCAGGATAAGCGTCCAATGCTCTCGGATATCAAGGAGGCGGGTGGTATCGAGCAGGATGGAGATATTATCACCTTCCTACACCGAGATGACTACTACAACAAGGAATCAGAGAAGAAAAACATCGTAGAGCTGATTATCGCTAAAGGCCGGAACGTAGGGGTGTTCACAGTAGAGATGGCTTTCCTAAAGCAGTTCAGCAAATTTGTTGACTTAGATCGTGGGGCTGCCTGATGGCAAAGATACCCGATCGGGTCGACAGTGATGAGGAATATAACGAGCTGCTAGAGCGGATAGTTGAAGGCGCCAGGCAGATAGATCTACCGCTAACGGACGCGAAGAAGAAAGCTAGTCTTACATGGTATTACGACAAGATGGTCGCCGTAGCAAGGGAGTACAGGACAAGAGGAGGCTGAAAAGATTGAAATCATTTCACATCCGTCTAGCTGAACTTACCAGAAAACGCAAAACAAAACCAATTACAGACGAAGAAATACTCGAGATCCAGCATTGCGAGCAGCAGAATGAGACATACGTCGAATCGGTGCTCATGCTTGAAACTAAGATCAAAGCAGCTGAGATCGTAAAGGACACCGAATGGGAAAGTCAGTTATATATCCAACTTGATTCGCTCGAATGTGATCCTCACCGAACGAAGGTGAAGTAAATGAAAAAACGGAGCACGAAGGTAGTAGAGCGGCCACAGCCGAAATTCGATCCGATATTTCAGGAGTACCCATGGGAAATCATTAAGAACGACCGTGGCCTAGTGATCGGAGAGGTTTACGTGCTACCGCCAGGCTATGACAGGAGGGAAAGGGAAATTGAAATCAGAGGAATTAACAAGCCGTCAAAGAGAAGCACTGGAGTTCATTCGAGAATTCATTGCTAAGAAAGGATTCTCTCCAACACTCACCGAGATTGGTAATGGTGTCGATCTTGCTTCGAAATCAACGACTCATGGAATCATTCAACGGCTACAGGAAAAAGGCTATATAACTCAAGAGGCGAAATCACCACGATCCATACGGGTGACCGGTCAGGAAGATGAGATGAGCCGGCTACGTAAGCGAGTGACTGAGCTCGAAGCACTGCTGCAGCTTAGACCAGACATCGCGACAATGAATAGTCATGATAGTTCAGTCGCTGCTGTTATCGAAGAGATACGAATGGCGGTGGGCAACTGATGAGGTTTCTTGGAGTAGATCCAGCTACAAAGACAGGTGTTGTCGCTCTTAACGAAAAAGGTGAAGTAGTCCTTGAAGTTGAGCTGAAAGGCGCTGGTAAGGTTGAGAAGGGCGGCATTTCAATAGCTCAACTCGTTGATCTTGAGAACCAGTTATACCAAATCATTCAGCCTGGTGATGAGACAGTCATTGAGCAAGCAGCAGCTGGTACACAGAAAGGCATTACAACTGGAATGATACACGGCGGATTGCGCTCGATCATCCACCGCAAAGGCTTGGTGTATCACGAGATCAACCCTCTTCAGACAAAGAAGTATGTTGGTGTAACCGGCTGGAAAGGTGAGGCTGGCAGCAAGGTCCGGCTCAAGGATAAAGAAAAGAAAGAGGCCGTCGGCAAAGCAGTTCTGCAGATGTTCGGATATCAACATAAGAGCGATAACGTTGTAGATGCCTATATCATTGCTCGGGCAGCTTGGAACCTGTATCTACTTCGTGAATATAAGCCTCTGGTTGATACTCATCCGTTTCAGATTGAGATCATTCAAGGAATACTTGATAAATCAAAATAACCGCGCATTCGCTCGGTGAAGGGCTTCGTGCTGATATATAACCGAACATATGTGCGTGAAAGGGTGATAAAAGTGGCCTACTCGAATGTTCGAATCATGCCAAAGGTTGGAAGCAAAGAGCTACCGTGGACGGTGGTATATCACACCAAGAGTAGTCAATGGATAATCACCAATGACGTGGAACAGCACACTTCGGAATATCCAGTTTCTGAAATCCAGTACATTGGATTCTCTGAAACCACTAAAGCAGCGCTGTTCATCGTATGGGAGCATCAATGCTCACTGGGATTGGAACGAACGATCTTAGATGAGCTGCGGGAAGGGAGTGAAAGTCATGAAGCAACTCAGTTGGCGCCTAGCGAGCAGAGAACAACTGATCAACATCGCTATCCTGGACACTGAAGCACCTTTGGAACACCGGATCGCTGCACAGGCTGAGCTGAAGCGCCGAGCAAGTAAGCGGCATGCAAGGTTGAATCAGAAGATCAAGGTGGTGCATCCACGATGAAGGATCACTCGCCGCGACAAAAACACAAACCACTGCCAAGAGAAAAGCTGGATATGACCTCGGCAAATGGTCCTGTAAGCAGCCGGCAATGGACGGAAGAAGAACGTCAGCGAGTAAACGCAGCAAAGCCGCCTGAAGGAAAGCAGCCGTTTGTCTGGAGGAAAAAGTCATGAACCGAGAAGAAAAGCGGAAGATGCATAAGCAACTGAAGTCAATGTCAATCGACCAGTTCTTCTCTGCAATGAATGTATTTCACACAAAAGCTTATGCTGCGGCCACGAGACATTACCATCAGGCGATAAGGGAGTTACTCACACCAGAGATGATGGCAGCAGTAATTAAAAGGGCTAACGAGATCCGCATCAGCGAAGGCATGGTCACAATCGATACGAATCAGACGGAAGTTGAAATATTTTATCCGGAAGAAGTGGAGGGGTTGCAATTGGGAGCACCAATTCCAAGCAAGGCAACTGAAATGCAGTCGCAAGGCTCAAGCGATGTAAGGGTGCTTTCGAAAGAGGAAGCAGACGCAGCCTGGGAGCGATTCAATAAAATCAATGGAGGCGACAATGCGATGGGGAAAATGGAGCACACAAAAGATGAATACTTGAAGTTACGTGCGGAAGGCAAAACCGCTTCTCAGATCACTAAGTTGTGGAAAATGAGCACTACAAACCTCGGGTACTGGCTGGGTAAGTGGGAGATGAAAGGAAAGGCGCAGGAAGAGGCGGCCATTCAAGAGTACTTAAGTCGAGTTGCTCCGGTATCGGAACCAGCTGTACCAGAAGGGACACAAGTGGTGGAAGTTGCTAAGCAGGTCGAACCAGCAGCAGAACAACCATCAGCCGAAGAACCAGCATCCCCGGACGCAGGAGCAGTTACAAAAGTCGATCCAGAGCCGATCATCCTGCAAGATTGCCTGCCGCATCAAGCATACATCTCCTTGGCAGTGCCGCTTATTATCTCAAACGAACCGAAGCTTGCGAAACGCGATAAAGCATACGAGTCCATGAGTAGGCTGCTGTCTGATGGAGTAGACTCCACATCACTCGATTACCCGATCCTAGCGGCAGACATACTCGAAATTCTCCAGGTTGTAGTGAGCCTTGTGTACGACCAAACGTGTTCGGTTGTAGTTAAGCCAGGTAAGGCGCTCGAAGCTGTGCAGGAGTTCTTCAGTCATCACAATCAGCTGCATCTTAAGAAAATGGAAGAGCTAGTTGATCAGGATGGGTGGCGAAAGGTTACGGTATGAGGCAGTTAATTCGAGAGTTAATCGTCGATAACTTCGCCGGCGGCGGGGGCGCTAGTACTGGCATTGAGCTGGCAATCGGACGGAGCGTAGACGTAGCCATTAACCACGACCCGGCAGCCATTGCGATGCATAAGGCGAACCATCCGGACACTGAGCATTATTGTGAATCGGTATGGGATGTTGATCCAAGAAAAGTAGCAAGAGGCCAACAAGTAGCGCTCTGTTGGCTGTCTCCAGACTGCAAGCATTTCAGCAAGGCTAAAGGCGGCAAGCCGAAGGAGAAAGGAATACGCGGTCTTGCTTGGGTAGCGGTTCGATGGGCGGCAACGGTTCGGCCACGAGTGCTCATGCTCGAGAACGTTGAGGAGTTTAAGACCTGGGGGCCGCTGTTGAAGGATGGCATGCCGGATCCGGATAAGAAGGGCAGGACATTCAACTGCTTTATCAATGCACTGAAGCGTCAGGGATACAAGGTCGAACATCGGGAGCTTCGGGCATGTGATTATGGGGCACCGACGATTCGAAAGAGATTCTTTTTGATTGCCCGGTGCGATGGTCAACCGATCGTCTGGCCGAAGCCGACTCATGGAGATCCGAATAGTATCGAAGTTAAAAAAGGGCTACTGAAGCCGTGGCGGACAGCCGGCGAAATTATCGATTGGTCATTGGAATGCATGAGCATCTTTGAACGAAAGAAACCACTGGCCGAGAATACCATGCGCCGGATCGCAAGAGGGATACACAAATTCGTCCTGAATAATCCACAACCGTTCATAGCGAGGATTGGTCAAACAGGTTTCGGCGGCGACCGGCTGCAGTATCCAATTGACCAGCCTTTGACAACGATAACGACAAAAGCGGAACACCTTCTTATTACACCAGTGTTAGGCGTAAACACTAGCGGGCATCCAGGAAGCTCCGTAGACGAACCGCTTAAGACCATTACAACTGGAAGTCATCATATGCTCATAGCACCTCATATTACGAAGTTCCGCGGCGGAGCAACAGGTCATTCGATGGAAGAGCCTCTTCACACGATAACGTCCGGTGCAGGTAGCGCTCGACCAGCTGGTGCAGCACATGCTCTTGGAATGGTTACAGCATTCCTTGCTCAATATCATAGTGAAACAGCAAGTCATGATGCACGCGGCCAACAACTTGATCGCCCAATTCTTACGCTTGATACATCAAACCGTTATGGCCTTGTCACGAGTCACCTTGTGAAGATGAAGGGCACAAACATAGGGCAGCCGGCAGATGAACCACTGCAAACCATCACAGCAGGTGGGCTTCATTTCGGAGAGGTTCGAGCATTCTTGATGAAATACTATGGCACTGGGGAAGGGCAAGAGATCAGCGAGCCGATGCACACCATTCCTACTAAAGATCGTTTCGGACTTATAACAGTCCACGGTCAAGACTACGCCATCGTAGACATAGGCATGCGGATGCTGGAGCCACATGAACTGTTCGCGGCGCAGGGCTTCCCAGACAAATACATCATTAATCGGGATGCAGATGGCAAGCAATATCCAAAGTCAGCTCAGGTAGCCCGCTGTGGAAACTCAGTCCCACCGCCATTTGCTCAACACCTGGTAAGAGTGAATCTGCCGGAGCTGTGCAAGGAAGTTCCATATGGTGGAGAGCATCAGTTGGAACTGCAATTAATTTAGAGAGGAGCTGAAGATATGGGTGAAGCAAGACGGAGAAAGCAACTCGGGATCGAGCCGCAGCCGAAGACTAAGGTACCAAGTAAGCAAATTGTTGTTGGCTCAGGCAGAATGCCGGGAATGTTGATGGCGGTGCTCACGGCTGCAATGAGCCAGCATCCAAACTATCGGCGGTTTAAGTAACTAAATGAATACTGAAATACATGGAAGGAGATTTCGGCATGGTGGCGCCAAGAGTTTTACACTACCCAGGAAGCAAATGGAGCTTGGCTGAATGGATTATTGAGCACATGCCGCCGCATGCGGTATACCTCGAACCATTCTTCGGATCCGGAGCGGTGCTTTTCAACAAGCAGCCATCTAGCTTGGAAACGATCAATGACATTGATGGTGATGTAATTAATTTGTTCAAGATGATTCGCGACAGTTCTGCAGAGCTTGCTCAAGCGGTCTACTGGACTCCGTACTCGAGAGATGAGTACCTTTCATCTCATAACCCAGCGAATGACGAATTAGAAAGGGCACGACGCTTCCTGGTTCGCTGCTGGCAATCGATTCGTGTTAAAACTGGTTCAATATCAGGCTGGAAATGCAGAGGTACGGCTGACGACTCCTATAGAGTGAAGCAATGGAATGATTTGCCCGAAAAGATTTTAACTGTCGCTGAAAGGTTAAAGGATGTGCAGATAGAGAGCAGGCCGGCGATGCAAGTCATTCAAAGGTACAATCGACCGGATGTTCTGATATATGCCGATCCGCCGTATATGCTGGACACAAGGAACGGAACCATTTATCAAAGTGAGATGACCACTCAGGACCACATGGAGTTGCTGGACGCATTGGATTCTCATTCCGGTCCAGTTATTCTCTCAGGGTATGCATCGCCTCTATATGATGAGAGGCTGTGCTTTTGGCGGCGTGAGGAACGGCAGCAGATCATCGAGAATGGAACAGCCAGGACAGAGGTTCTATGGATTAACCGAGTGGCGGACGAATACGGAAGCAAACAAATGACGTTATTCTGACAAACATTCATTGAATACGGAAGGACATGAGGTGAGAATGTGCACGGACGAAAATATACGAGTAACTACGTTAAGGATGCTTTAATAGAGCATGTAAAGGATATAAATCATCAGCTATCAGTGAAGATAGGGAAAGAGCATGACCGCGAAGGCTTCGACATAGCGGCGGCACTGCTATCGGCGAAGTCTCAGGCATTAACGGGACTGGCTATCTTGATGGCTTCTGACAAAAAGGAATGAATATTGAATTACTTACTACGCGCAGCAGCCGTTAACCCGACAGGCTGGCGGCAAACTGCTGCTTATTAACCGAACATATGTGCGGTAGAAAGGAAGATATATGGTAAAACTGACGCTGCAACAACTTACTTTCGTTCAAGTAGTGAGAGAAAATCCCGGAATTAAATTGCGGCCTATGTTTGAAAAAGTAGGCGTTAAATATGGCGGCGGCACTGCAGGTGCAAATCTCAAATACTTACTCGATTTCAATGCATCAGACGTGTAGGCAATCAAAAGAATTGCCAGCATTTCGTTAATGAGGATTTGGAGTATGGTCTGGTTACGACCAGTTCTGAGCTAGACAGCAAAGAATCAGATTCACTCATCGATGAAGCGAAGGCAGTCATCCTTACTGATGAACAAGTAGATTACCTCATTAGGAACCGCAAGCATTTACCTCGCAGACAGCTAGCCGAACGACTCGGGATTAGCAAGCTGGCATTAAACCTATTCTTAATCAAAAACAATTTGGAAACCAAATCTAGGGAGGCAATTTAACCATGCAAATTATTATCAAAGCTCACTTCAATAAACAAACCAAAGACAGCAAAAAGGAACTCGTTCAATTTTACGTGAAAGGCGAAGACGAATTGCGGCCGGAGCTTAACATGCTTTGCCGGGAAGTGGTGGAGCTGCAGATCGGAGAAGTAGACTCGCTCACAGCTGAGTTTGTGAAGAAGAGTCAGGACGCTAAAAAGACAGTCCTTGATTTCGTTGTTAATGCTGGCGCGTCAAACAAGCACTCATATGAATTCTACCGACTTGCTGGAACAGATGTTGAACTAATGATTACTGAATCGCAAATGGACATTGAAGAGTTCCGGGAGCATCAGGAAGAGTATCGGGAAGGTAAACGCGGCAAAATCAACGCTGATGGAACGATTGATTTGGATGGGGATCAGGCTACGATGGACGATTACGAACGTCCTGCAGAAGACGATGAGGAAGTCGAAGAGGAACAAGATGAAGTGCGGCAGCCAGCAGACGCAGACAACGACGACCTCGAGGACTAACCCATGCGCAGCTGGAACTGGGGACTGATCGGTGCAATGCTTTTCAGCTTAATATGTTGGGCCATCACATTTGCAGGGCTTTGGTTATTGATCAAGGAGTAATATATCGGCCCCGGTTCATCCGGATCGGGGCTTACTTATAAGGCGGGTGAGAATGTGGGTGATGTGAAAAAGAAAAAGCCTGAACCGATCCCTGAGTTGGACGAGCGCGGCTTCATGAAAGAGTTCAAGGATCTCGAGCGCGCTTACCGGGCGACACATAAGAGGTTACGTGCTGCACTTGTTGCCACTGGTGAAGACGGCACTCATCCGGATGAAAACATTATCCGTGGCGCTATCTCAGATGTGAACTTCGCTATTAACTGGATGCAGACCGGCAAGCGGCCGGGAAGCAAGCGAGGCATTGAAAGGCGATCAGCTTACCAAAGGACACAATTGTTATCTCCTTTAATCATGCAGAGTTACAAGAATTCATATAGCTCGCGAAGCTCATCAACATTGACGCCAGATCAGTTGTTCAAACTGGAGCAGGCACTACAAATGCTCAGTCCTCAAGAAAGAGAAGCATATGAGTTAGCGCACGGCAAGGGATTTACCCAAGAAGAAGTTGCAGGGTTTCTTGGTATGACAAGGGGCTCAGTAAAAAAGCTGATCGAGCGAGCTCAGAAAAAAGTTTCTGGTGAGTTGGAAGGTAACTTGTTTTTGATGGACTAAAGACAATGACGAATATGGACAATTCCTAAGGGAATATAAAACCAATGAGGTGATACGATGGAAACACAACAAAATACAGTGGATAAGAAAAAGAGTATCGAGGACTATGATGACTTTATGACCGCAAAAGAAATGATGGATGTTTTGAAAATCGGCCAGAATAAAGCATATGAGTTGTTGCGATCTGGAGAGATTGAATCATTCATGATCGGCACCAGAAATAAACGAGTCATCAAAAAATCAGTTATCTCCTATATTGAGAAGAACAAAGCGAAAGGAGCGGTCTAGTTGCCGCTCCTTGTTTTTTATTGCAAGTATGTTGTGGACTGGTCCTTATCGTCATTATTAAATCCAACTGCTTTATCCAGTGACAACGCTGCGCTCTCCTGGGCATTCGGGAGTAAGTGGGAGTAGACTTTCATAGTTGTATGGATAGTGGAGTGTCCCAAACGCTTAGAAACAACTCGAACATCTTCACGTTCGTTAAGCATAATGCTGGCACTTTGATGTCTTAAATCATGAAAAGTAATGTCCGGCTCATGTTCAGGTTTATATTTGTTGCAGAGTCTGTACCAAGCATCTAGAATCTTTGATGCTCGCGTAGGCTTTCCTTGGCTATTACATACGACATGCTCTGTATCGAAATAATCTTTGCCTGCAGCTATGCGTTCCTCACGTTCATCTTCAAGAAACTGACGATGTTCGAGTAACACATCAATTGTAAGTGGGGACAGTGCGATCGTCCGTTTACTACCAGCTGTTTTAAGCTTGCTGGTTACTTCTTTATCTTTTTTCATACTACGTCTTACATGAAGCACAGATTTTTCGAAATCAATGTCTGACCATCTTAGTCCCAGTATTTCACCTTGCCTCATCCCTGTCATGACTGCGAGGAAAACAGCGATCCAATACCTAGTGGTACCGTGTCGACCTTTCTCCAAGAGGATTTTAATTGAGTCGTTATTCCAAATCTGACGTTCTTTATGTTCAACTGTTGGCTTCTCTTCCTTAGGGATCTTCAATGCAACATTCTTAGGCAGTATATCCAAAGTGACGGCTGAATTAAGTGAAGCTCTAATCACAGAGTAAATTCGTTTTACGCCTTCATCAGAGAGGCTCTTTTTTCTAAGGGTTGTAATGAAATTAAGTATGTCGGTAGGAGTTAAGTTCGACAGCCTAATTTTTCCTAGTCCTTTATCTATATGGATGTTAAAGTATGAAGTATATAACTCCGCAGTAGAAGGAGCGATATTTCCCCCTTCAGCCCTCCGATTGACCCAGTCCATAAAGTATTCACCATACGGTATTTTAGACTGATCGATATACTCACCTTTGTGAAGATCGGTCGATAAAGCTTCTCTTGCTCGCTTAGCCTCAGTCAAAGTACGGAATCCACGTTTAGTTATTCGCTTGCCATCAACCATTACCTGGAACCAATAAGGCTTACCATTCTTAGCATCCTCGTTATAATAAATCTTATCTTTAGACTTCCGTTTATCATCAGAAGGAGTTCTTGGCATTTCTTTTACCCCCTTATAACTTTTTGTACTAAAAATAATTATAAATCATTTGCATCAAATTTGCATCAACAATGATTATACATTGGTTAAACCCTTGTAAATAAAGGGTTTATAAGAATGGGTGGATACCCTTCAAGGGTATGAGCGGCTTTTTTTATTGTTTTTATTCTTTCTATCGTCTTTTACTTTTCTGAGTTGTTTTCAATCAAGAAACCCAGTGTTGGTGCTGGTTCGAGGAGTTAAAGTTCTACTTCTTTTACTTTACTGTTTTATCTTCAAGTATACTCATTTGCATCAAAAGTGCATCAAATGCATCAAATCATGTTGCCACTTCCCCTGTTGCTTTTGGTGATTTTCCGTTTTTTTGTCACCCAAATGCCACCTATATATAGAAGGGTAAAACGCATTGTAGGGTAAACTCCTGCAACCTTCACTTTATGGTGGAGGGATAGCTTTATGAAAAATCGAATCAAGGTAATTGGGGATAAGACAATCATTTACCTGGATCGACGAGACGGCACAGTGATCGAAGTTACTATCGATACAGAAGACCTGGATTTGCTTAGGGAAATACCGGTTAAATGGCACGCATACTGGCATCCAGATACCAAATCGTTTTATTGTAGAGCAACCTTGAATAGGAAGTCGCTACGGCTTCATAGAGTGATTATGAATTGTCCAAAGGATAAGCAAGTTGACCATATTAACCACGATACTCTTAACAACACTAAGGGGAACCTGAGAGTTGTGACGAATGCGGAAAATCTTCAGAATCGGTCTGGCGCAACTAGAAACAGTAAATCAGGCATCCGAGGAGTTTACTGGGACAAACAAAGAGGTAAGTGGAGGGCTAGTATTTTTTTAAAAGGTAAAACGATTTACTTGGGTGTATTCGACGATATTAAATTGGCTGAGAAAGCTGCAATAAATGCAAGGGTGGAAATGATGCCCTATTATGTCGCGCGGTGATATGTCATGGGCTTATACCGCCCTTGGCTTCACATATATGTAAGTTCATCTTGAAGGCAGCCACTGCCGGAGGTGATCAAAGTATCTCGTTGTCAGACGCTCTCAGGCGGTCACAGAACATATGTTTGGTATATTGCGCGGTAAAGATGTATTGCAATATCAAAGCATCTGTAATCGCCTTGTAGAGCGTCTGGTGATGTATAGCTTCTCCGCGCTCTCGGTTTGCAACCGACTAACTATGAGGAGGCAACTCCTTCATCCTACGACACAGCTTGCGGAGCAATATGCAGAGATCGTCTAGAGGTAAGGACGCTTGTGGGCGTGACGCTCCGAAACGTCGGTTCGAATCCGACTCTCTGAATCCTTACCTTGATTTACCTTCGTTCCTGGTTACCCTCAGATGTTAAAATTGAGGAATGGGGAACGGAGGAACAGTTATGATTATTACATCTCCACCACAAGCAATGCTCCTCCAGAAGAGAGAAGAGCCGTTCGACGATCCACGGTATGTGTTTGAGCCAAAGATTGATGGACACCGGCTGCTGCTCGCTAAGGATGGAGATTCTATAAAGCTCTGGACGAGGCATGAGAACGAAGTGACACAGAAGTATCCTGAGCTACACACGCCGTCGCTAAATTGCTCTAGCTGCATTCTCGACGGTGAGGTTGCATATGTCGATCCAGACACGGGAATGATTGACTTTGAGGCAATTATGACGCGGTTTATGATGACGAAGCAGGAGAGGGTTCAGGAAGGCATACGGAAGATACCCGTTCAGTACTTCGTATTTGATGTGCTGGAGGTTGACGGCAAAGATGTTCGTAAACTTCCGCTAACTGAACGCCGTGCAATTCTTGAATCGATCATGACGGAGAACACTCACTTCAAACGAGTGATGCAGATCGATGGGCGTGGGAAAGATTTGTTCCAGGTCATTGAGCAGCAGCGACTCGAGGGGATTGTCGGCAAGCGTAAAGACAGCAGCTATGTTGGGCGTAGGTCAGACAAGTGGCTGAAGATGATCAATTACACCTATGCTGACGTGAAGATTTGCGGCTATAGGAAAAGTGAATTCGGTTGGTTAGCGAAGCATGACGACCGTGTGGTTGGAGTGATTGAGCTAGCGGTGCCGAGTAATCACCGTAAGGCATTCTACAGTATCGCTCAGGACATCGTAACAGGTGAGGATAAGAACTTCGTTTACGTGAAGCCTTTGATTACAGCGAGGATACGGATGCGTAACTGGTACAAATCAGGCATGATGCGGTCTCCGGAATTCGTACAGTTCGTGATGTAAATGTCAATACTTGATTAGAACATTCGTTCGCTTTATAATCACCATTGAGGTGATTGAAATGAGCGGAGAAAGACCTGCGATTCCGAGCAAAGAGGAACTCGAGTTGATTCGAGATTTTTGTCTTTTGCCAATGCTTCTGGATATAGTGGAGAAGAACAAAAAGGACATGGAATACACGGAGTACACGCTTAAGTCGCTATACATTATAGCTATAAACGTGTTGTCGGGAACGATCCATAGAGACTTGTCGGATATCAATAAGGAATTAAAAAGAATTAAATGTAAGGTAAACAAGCTAGACAAGTACGATCCAGCTGCGGTGCATTTTGAATTTTGGCTGCGGGGATATCACAATGAATTCGGATTGATGAAAGAAGTGGTTCGCTCTGAAATGAGCGTGCGCTTGGGAAAATATATAGCAGGAATACTTAAGCCATCCCATTAATGCAGGATGGCTTTTTCTATGAAGAATTTAAATTCCGAGCGAAGGATCATATTGTCGCCGATCTTAACGGATTCGTTGGTGAAGCTGATGATCGGGCCGCTCCCAATAAAGTCCGCTGATAAGAATGAAACGGGTTGGCCGCTTTCGATTGCGGATTTAAAGTCTTCATCGGTTGTGAGTTCGTATTGCATAGTACAAACCTCCTTTGAAGAAAACATTCGATCTATTAAAATTAAATTCCTTCTTTAGACATACGGGTACAACTAACATTGTAAGAAGAAAGTACCAATTTACCTTATAGCTGTGATAGAATTATAGGTATTATATGGCTGTAGGGGTGTTCATTCATGAATCGAAAATGGGTCGTTTTTATTGTTTCTCTTGTTATTATTTTTGGTGCAGCAATTTACTATGGAGATAAGCATCAAAAGGCGCATGCGGAAAAAATTAAGGATTTTGAAGCTCAGCTTGAAATTGCAACTAAGCTACAGGAAGAGAAAAAGGTTAAAGAAGCTAAAGAGAGAATTGACAAGTTGAATCCTGCAAATGGCAATCCCCGTTCCTTTGTCGATGATGTCACTTATTATAAGTTGACCAATCCAAATAGAGCAGTAACAGTATCGACATTGGGGAGTAGTGTTACAGCCGGAGCTGGTACTAGCATTCCAACAAAAAAATGGAGCTCTCTGCTGGCGAATTATCTAAGTAAGACCGACGGATTTACACAAATAAATCTTAGAAACAATGGTTATGGTGGTTACTCAACAACAAGAATTCTCGAGGAAGATAAAGTGAGTGTAGTAATAGCTCAAAAACCAGACATTGTGTTGTTTGAAACTTGTATAATCAATGATCACGGCGGGGTCCCAATTGAAAAAACAAATGAAAATATCGCGAAAATAGTGAATCAGCTTCAAGAGGGTTTGCCGAATGCTAAAATTATTATTTTATCTCCAAATCCTATTGCTAATGATTTCAAAAATAATCTGAGTCTCACAATGGCTGATTATGCAGAGGAGACGAAGGAATTCATCGTCTCAAAAGGATGGAGCTATATCGATGTATATAACGGATTTAAATCTCGGAATGTCGACATGAAAACTCTCACTATTAATGATGGTGTTCATCCGAATGATCAAGGCTATGAGATGTGGTTCGAGATCATGAAAGATGATTTTGAGAAAGTACAATAATTTATGGTTTAAGGGTCACTCTCATGAGTGGCCTTTTTATTTTGAATAAGGAGCTGATGAAATGGCTGAAATTTATGTTGGACCTACTTTACCTACTGAGGGATTGCTTCAAAACACTGTTTACACCGGGGCGCTGCCTGCTAATATTCAAGCCCTGCAACTTGAATCACTGGATGTTGATCTTCTGATTGTACCAATCGCAAGTGCTGCTGCAGCTTTAGCAGCAATCAATACTTCCGGCTCACCAGAATACTCGGCATATGTGCGTTTATCGAACGGCCAGATACGGCCAACGGTTCCAAAAAACCCGAGCACAGGAGCTGATGCTTCTAGCGTAGGACCGATCGATGTTACGCTGCAGGATACTGCTACCGCAACCGGCAATGGGACACCATACAAACCGTCGCGAGGCACTGAAACCTTAACGTTCGCGATCACTGGCACCAGCACGAGCCGTACGGTGATCTTTGAAATGGCCGATCCTTCTGGGGTATATGTGGCTTGTTATGCGTTCAATGTGATGGACCCTACGAAGTTCGGGACCCAAACAACAGGCGGTAACAATACAGCGCCTGAGAGTTGGTTAGTCGATGTGCCAACGGGTTACTCATTTCGTGCTCGCATCAGCGCCGTTGCAGGCGGTAACGTGATGATCAAAGGGAAGGCGGTGCTGTAATGACACCGGAACAACAAGCGAGAGCATTGGCTGCTAAAGCGGCGCAGGATGCAGCGAGTGTTGTAGGACGCATGGATGCCACCGATTTAGTCTTGGCAAATATGACACCACAATCATATAAAGAAAAAATTATCGAAGTTGGATCAGGAAAAACGTTCGCAACTGTTACTGCTGCTATTAACTCCATATCAGATAATACATTTAATAAGCGCTATAAAATTAAAATGTTCCCAGGAACATACGCTGAACGTATTGTTTTGAAACCATTTATCGGGGTTGAGGGTGTAAATAGGGAAACCGTAATATTTAACTGGGACAGACCATTAACAACGCCTGATTCCGACGTTTCAGGTCAGAGTATGGTTGAACTTCACGATGATGGCTGCTATATCCGCAATATTACGATATCCGGCACTAATTTTCGATATATGGTGCATACTGAATTTTCTTCAAACAGCGACAGAAGCGTTATAATTGATAATTGTCATATTGAGCATAACGGGAATGACGCTTCTTATACGTGGGCCAACCCACATGCTTGGGGTGTTGGTTTAGGTGTCAATAATACAAGAATCACGATAACAAATTCCCGACTTATTGGTTTTACAAACGGAAGAGCAATGCTTGTTCATGACAATGCGGCACCGACAGGATCGTCCACCGTTATAGCAGAGAATAATATTTTTCTAAGTGACGGAGGCACTATTTATGGCGCTGTCAACTTGGACAACTTTGCATCATACACCGGGACGATTCCTTGGTATGTCAAGTTCAACAACAACTACGTCCAGTCCGCAATTGACACAACGACAACCAGTAACCCACAAAGATGCAGGATTACTGGTGGAGGCAATTCAATGCTTCGTTATTACAGCGCCGACTGGATAGATTCATCGGCGGGGTATGTCATTAAGAATAATTCAGGGTCAACTATTTCAAATGGTACGGCAGTCGAGGTGAGTGATAACCGGCGGGAAATCTTCGCAGTTATGAACGGAACGTCATATAACAAATATGCACGTTTTCTTGGTTTTGCTATTGAGGATATTCCAAACGGTTCATACGGCCGTGTGTGCTTTAAGGGGTCAATCGCTACCTTGTTTAATGGAGTTGCAAACTATTTGGATGAGCTGATGTTAGACACGAACGGACAACTCATTAAGTACGATGCAACGACTGCTGGTCGCCGTCCTGTCATTGCGCAATATATCCAGCCTGCATCATCTACTGTAGGCAGCCGGAGAGATATTCAACTAAGGGAAAGCATAAAGGATGTTCTCTCAAGTCATATACTCACAAAGGGTTCGAATGTTGCTTCGTTTGCTTGGGGAGGAACGCCAGTAAATACGCCTAGTTTTATAGGACAATTTGCTATTGATACGGTCAATGGTAATGTGTGGTTTGCCAAAGGGACAACCGCAACAACTGATTGGGTGAAACTGAGTAATTAACCGTAAGTAAAATATATCGAAAAACGCCCAGCGATCAGTAAAATGAAGAAACAGCACATATGTTCGTAATTTTTGGTCGAAAATGGCTGAATTTGCGATTAGGCGATTTTTATCGATCTCGGTATAATGGTCTTGTTCTCTCTTGTTACTAAATACAACTTCTTTTAAGTAATGGCGCGTTTATGCGCGGTTTGCGGTAAGCGCAGCGTTACACCGTGCTCCTTGTTCTTGAGGCAATTGAATCCGATTATTAAAAACACAGGGTTGAGCGACCAGCGAATCCCTAAGCGCGGGCCGCGCTATATGAGGCCGGTCTTATTTCTTTCTTGGGTCATGCTTCTCAATGACCCGCACTTAAATCTTTAAAGGCAACGCACATAGTAACTATATACGTATAAAGGAGCAGCTAAATGGAACAGCGAAAAACAGCAGCGGAATTGGTTGGCGATATCAACACGGATCTCCGAAGAATGCTGGAGCTCATGGGCATATATCGACTGATGACTTGGTTAGCAGAAAAAGCTGAGACACATTGGCCATACTTCCTGATATCGATGCTGGCACTAGGCACGCTCTTACTGCTACCGATGTTCATTGCTGTATTTACCATATGATTAATTAAGGGTCACTCAAACGAGTGGCCTTTTTTATTGGGAGGACAAATGCCTCGAATAACAGCGAATGAATATCTGCAGCGGTTCAACGAGAAGTGGCAAGGACGACTTGAGTTGAGAAGCGAATACGCCGGATCAATGAAGAATGTGACGGTGTGCTGCACCATATGCGAAACCAACTATGACAAGGCAGCGTCTGAAGCTGTTCGATATGGATGCGTGAATTGCTCCAGGACAGCGAACATGACCAAAGGCAGACAGACACAATCAGATCCAGCACGATTAACGGCAGCATTCGTTGAACGGCTTCACAATCGTTTCAGCAGCAAGTACACGTTGATCGGTGAATATATCGATGCTAAAACATCATGCAAGCTGTTGTGTGAATGCGGCAGAGAATTCAACGTGAAGCCCGATGACCTACTTTATAGCGGTCGTGGATGTGATTGCGCATATTGGAAGGCGCGTAATGAATCAGCCCTCAGAAAGGTAATGCCGAAGCCTGTTAAAGTGCCTGTATGGACCGAGGATAAGTTCTTGCAAAGAGTCACTACTATTTGGGGTGATGAATTCGAGATCATTTCCGGGTTTGAATCGATAGACGCAAAAGTCGTGGTTAAGCATAAGACCTGTGGATCAGTTCATGACAAGTATGCTCGAAGCCTTATAAGAAACCATGGATGTCAGTTCTGTGCTCGTAACTCAATGTCATCTGGAGTCAGTATAATCAGCAACATACTTGATGAATGGGGACTAGAGTACAAGAGGGAAGTCAAGCTTGAAGGATGTAAACTGCAGCGCTCATTGCAATTCGACTTCGCTGTCTACAATGAAGATGGAAGCATAGCGTTCCTGATTGAATACGATGGCGAGCAACACTTCAGAGCAACCAACCGAATGGGTGGAGACAAGAAGCTCAACCTCATACAGCAGCGTGATCGAATCAAAGACTCGTACTGCAAACGTAATGGATTGACACTGGTCCGCATCAACTACATGTCAGTCGAACGAAAAGGCGACATGGCACGGCAGCTTGTCAGTCAACAGCTTGCCCCATTTGTCGAACCACGGTGTCGGAATTTGTCGAATTTTTGAAAAGGACGGGTCCTCCCGGCACTTTTTTCGACATACGGATCGGGCGAGGCCCGAGATCCATGTAGACTTTAATTTTGGAAATCACTTTCCCTTTCCTGAAGAGTCGCCCACTGAGGCGGCTTTTTGATTTTTCCTTTCAAATTAATGTCCTTAATTTTAGCTGTATCAATGAATTTAGAAAAAGGAAAGTCGAGGTGTTACACGTGAGGAAAGTGGCGATCGATAAAGATGTTGAGGTGACGACCACAAATCTTGCTGGAATCATTGGTGTAACAAAGCAATGGGTGAACCAATTAACCCGCGACGGCGTGTTGAAGCAAGCCAGCCGAGGGAAGTACCTTCTTGGTGATTCAGTTAAAGCATTTATTGAACATACCCAAGGCGGTAAGGAAGAAGACAATAAACCACGTTTTATCGATGAGAAGACGGAACATGAACGGATAAAAAAAGAGATTGCAATGCTAGAGCTGGAAGAGAAACGGAGTAACCTCCATACAACTGCCGATGTTGTGGATGCTTGGGGGGAGTTATTGGTTGGTTTCCGAACGAGGTTATCCAGCTTACCTCCGAAGCTTGCGACTGAACTGTCTCAAATGACAGATCAAAAAAGCATTCGTCTCTTGTTGGAACGAAATATTAATGCAGCACTTCAAGAACTAGCTAATTACGATCCTTTGGCAGATGAGAATTCATGATAAGTGAGAAAAAAAGACGGACGCTAATGCTGCTACGCGATACCGTCAAACTCGTTGCTCCCCCTCCTCCGATAACGATTGATGAGTGGGCAGATGAGAATAGGTTTTTGTCTTCTGAATCAGCTGCTGAACCAGGACAATGGAACACCGATAGGGCGCCTTACCAAAGAGAACCGATGCGAGCGATCTCCGATCCTAGTGTTGAAACTGTCGTATTGATGTGGGCCAGTCAGTTAGGTAAAACGGACCTTCAGTTAAACACGATCGGCTACTACACGGGACACGATCCATCGCCTATCATAGTTATTCAGCCTGACTTGATGGTGGCAAGAGACTTCTCCAATGACCGTTTAACACCAATGTATCGAGATTCGCCACAGCTCTCTAAGCTGGTCGTCAAAGATAAGAGTCGGGACAGCAGAAACACCGTTCTTTATAAGTCCTTCCCAGGAGGTAGGATAAACATTGCCGGGGCTAACTCGCCAGCTTCTTTGGCTTCAAAACCAATCAGGGTTGTGATAGCGGACGAGATTGACCGGTTTCCGAAGTCAGCTGGCAAAGAGGGCGATCCTGTATCGCTGGTTACGGCTAGGACGAAGACGTTCCCGAATAAAAAACTGGTGCTCGTCTCAACTCCGACAATCAAAGATGACTCCAAGATCGAGGAATTATACGGCAACAGCACGATGGAGCAACTTCATTTCCCTTGCCCATCATGTGAAGAGTTACAAACTTTGGAATGGTCGCAGATCAAATATGAGTACGACAAAGAGGCAAATGAATGTGTCAAGGTCGACCATGTCTGCCAGTATTGCGGGGCCATGCACGGCGAGCACGAATGGAAAAGAGACTACGCCAAGCGGGCAGTGTGGGTTGCTCGAAAGAAGCATGCAACGACTCGGGGATTTAAGTTGAGTGCGCTGTGCGCCACCATAAATGTCACTTGGAAATCTATAGTCAATGAATGGTATGCGTCGAACAAAGGCGGAAGAGAGAAGCTCAAGACTTTCTTTAACACGGTATTAGCCGAATCGTGGGAAGAAGAAGGCGAGCAACTGGATGAGGACATCCTCTATAACAGGCGCGAAATGTACCATGCAGATGTACCTGAGGGCGTTAAAGTTCTTACTGCTGCCGTTGATACGCAAGATAACCGATTTGAGATCGAAGTACAGGGTTGGGGTGTCGGACATGAGAACTGGCGCATTCAGTACCATGTTGTGTACGGAGATCTAAAACAATCGCAAGTGTGGGCAGACCTCGATGAGTTCCTGCAGCGCACCTGGGAGGACATCGAAGGCCGTAAGTTCCGGATAGCGATCACTTGTATGGACTCCGGCGGTCACTTCACTAATGAGGTGTATAAGTTCTGTAAGGCGCGCGCTGCCCGACGAGTATTTGCTATTAAAGGCGATAGCCCCGGTGACGGAACATATTTGCCACTCATTGCAGGCACGTCAGAAAATAACCGCTATCGGGCAACATTAGTCCGGTTAGGTGTCGATGAAGGAAAGGCAAAAGTTACAAGCTCACTGCAGTTGCCTCTCGCAGACTCCGATGGCAACAGGGTACCGGGCTGTGTACACTTCCCTTTAACAACTCCAGAGAAGAACCGAGGGTATGAAAAGCAATACTTCGAAGGCCTCACCTCTGAAAAGATGGAGAAGCGCGCGCGTAAAGGCGTTCCTTATTATGCGTGGATCAAAGTAAAAGCACGTAACGAGCCATTCGACTTGGCGGTCTATAACCGAGCCGCTATTGAGATTCTTAATCCGGATTTAAACAGACCATTACCACCGCCAGTCATAAGGACAGAATCGCCTGTAGGCGGCGGCATAGGACCGTCACAGCGTAAGCGCCGCGGTACATCGAGTAGTATCTAACCATGAGGGGAGGTGAAAGGGAAATGGCGCAATATACATTAGAGGTCGCTCAACAGCATCTCGACTCATGGCTGGCTGCTGAATTAGCCTTATCAACCGGCCAGTCTTACACGATCGGTAATCGGTCCTTAACGCGGGCAAATGTAAAAGAGGTTATGGATCAGATTCGATACTGGTCGGTGCAGGTTGCTGCTTGCAAACGAGAGGAGCTCGGGTTACCAGCTAAACGAAGAGTACGGCGGTATCTTCCGCTTGATCTATGATGACAGGCAAGCCTGCTAGAGTTGGACGAAGCTATCCGAAGAATCAAGGCTACGGTGATCACGGAGCAAGCCGGCGAAAGAAGTCTCTCCAAGAATGGAACCCAGGCATTGGTGATGCTGATGCAGATATACATGAGCAACTCGAGACGCTACGGCCACGAACGCGGGATTTATTTATGGGTGGTCCGATTGCAAACGGAGCAATCAAGACAATGCGTACAAACGTTGTCGGTACTGGCCTTCGCCTTAAGCCAACTATCGAAGCGGATTTACTCAGGTTAACACCGGAGCAGGCTGACACTTTGAAGATACAAATTGAGCGTGAATTCGCTCTATGGGCAGAGTCGAAGTATTGTGACGCCGCAGGGTTACACAACTTCTACGAACTGCAGCAGCTCGCTTTCCTGTCTTGGATGATCTCAGGAGATGTATTCGCACTGCTACCGCTGATACCTGAGAAGCACAGTTTGTATGACCTTCGGATCAAGCTGGTTGAAGCAGATCGGTGCAGCACTCCTACAAGCGGAGAAGCACAAGACAAAGATATCCGATACGGTGTAGAAGCGAATGCAAACGGCAGGGTCATTGCTTATTGGTTCTCCAGCACACATCCGGGCGGCGTGAACTTTATTAATAACAAGCCATCCAAATGGACTCGTGTGCAGGCTCGTGGGAGCGAATCAGGCCGCCGCAATCTATTGCACCTAATGGAGTCTGAGCGGCCAGAGCAACGCCGAGGAGTCCCTGTGTTATCTCCTGTCATTGAGGCCTTAAAGCAAGTAGCCAGATACACTGATGCTGAACTTATGGCAGCCGTTATTTCAGGCATGTTCACTGTCTTTATTGAGACAGAAGCAGGGGAAGATGCAGATTCGTTTGGCTTAGAATATGACAACCCAACCGGTGAACCACTTCCGTCTCAGGATGAAGACCTTAGGCTAGGGAACGGTGCTGTTCAGTTCCTGAATAAAGGCGAGAAAGCCAATGTCGCGAACCCAGGGCGTCCTAATGCCCAGTTCGACGGTTTTGTTAAATCGATTCTGAGGCAAGTAGGCGCGTCACTAGAGATTCCATACGAGTTGCTGGTAAAACACTTCGACTCCTCGTATTCAGCAAGCCGTGCGGCTCTGCTAGAGGCTTGGAAGATGTTCCGGATGCGGCGAGCCTGGTTGTCGGCTGACTTTAATCAGCCGATCTATGAAGAATGGTTTGTAGATGCAGTAGTGAAAGGCCGGATCAATGCTCCCGGTCTATTTGACGATCCACTTATATTCCGTGCTTATACAAAAGCGGAATGGCACGGTCCAGCTCAAGGTCAACTTGACCCTGTGAAGGAGGTGAATGCTGCTGTCACACGCATGGAGAATGGCTTAAGTACTGGCGAGAAAGAAGCTGCAGAGCTTACGGGAACGGATTACTCGCTTAACTTGCAGACCCGATCACGTGAAGTCGAACTGCTGAAGAAATATGGACTTATCAAGGAAGTAGTTCAGGCCAATGAAGTTGCAATTGAACCTGATGAAGGAGGTGAGAAATAGTTGAAGGTGTCTATTAAAGGCGTCATCGTATCAAATGATGATCTTGAAATTTACGATTGGTTCGGTATTGAGGCTGTGAGCCCGAATAAAGTTGCCGAGCAAATCGTCCTAGCAAACGATGGAGACATTGAAGTCGACATTAATTCACCAGGCGGTGATGTATTTGCAGGGACTGAGATTTATACCGCCTTGAAGGACCATAAAGGCCATGTTACCACGAGAATTGTAGGTGTTGCGGCAAGTGCAGCATCAGTTGCAGCTATGGCTGGTGATACGGTCATGATCTCTCCTCCTGCGCAAATCATGATTCATAACGCAACGAATTGGTCGCATGGAGATCACAGAGATCATCAACGCTCGGCCGAGATGATTCAGAACACGAATACATCGATGGCGAACGCCTATGCCTTGAAAAGCGGTATGAAGAAAGATGAATTGCTCGAGATGATGGACAAAGAGACGTGGATCTCGGCGCAGCAAGCAGTCGAAATGGGCTTTGCAGATGAAATCATGTTTGATGATAAAGACAATCCGAAGCTAATCGCAAGTGCTGGAGCAACTCAGATGATTCCAGCGGCAGTGATTGAACGGACGCGAAATGAATTGATGAAAAATAGAAAGCCAATCAACCATTTACAGGCGCCGCCTCAAGGCGCAAAAGGAGAGGATACTGTGCAAGATTTGAAGGAACTGCAAGAAAAGCATCCAGAGATTTATAACGAAGCCGTTACAGTCGGAAGAAGCGAAGAACGGAATCGCATCACAGCACTCAATGCGCTCGCCGATGCTCCAGGTGCTGCTGAGATTGTCGCAAAGGCTATCGGTGACGGCAGGACTGTTGCAGAAGCTGCTATTGAGATCGTTACGGCTTCCAAGCAAAGAATCACAAATGAGGCTGCTGCTCGTGTGAATGACTCAGCATCGAGCAATGCTGCACTGGTTCCTGCAGAAGGCCCAGCACCGCAAGCTAATGCTGAGCAGGTCGCTCAAGCAGAAGCAGATGCAATCACAGCTGAAATTAAAAGACTCAGAGGAGGTAAATAATCATGCCAACATACACTGTCGATGGTTTTGACAATCTGATTGCCGGAATGGTTTCGTCGGTTGTAACTCAATCGATCATCATCAATTCCGGAGCTGCTGCAGTTATCGAACGAGGAATGGTGCTTGCCCGTACAAGTTTTGCGGCTGACGGCACTTGGATTTGTACCCCTGTCAATTCTGCTGCTGCTGGCGCTCCAGATAAAGTGCCTGTGGCCATTCTGGCAGATGCAGAGGTTGATGCTCGCACCGCACAACAACGGGCGACTGCATACGTGCAAGGCGAGTTTAACCGAGCTGCCCTGAAATTCGGCGGCACTGACACGATCGCTACTCATGAAGCTGCACTCAATAACGCAAAACTCTACACGAAACGTGTAGTAGGTTAATAAGGGAGGAATATAGAAGATGGCCTATAAAGATATTTACGCGCTGCCTACACTGCTGAAGGTAATTGAACAAACACCATCATCCAGCACTTACATCCTTGATACGTTCTTCCAAGATGGCGAAGCCTTTGACTCTGAATGGGTTGAGATCCAAACCAAGAAAGGCAAGCAACCAATTGCGCCTTACGTCTCGGAATTGCAACCAGGTAAAGTTGTTCTTCGTTCCGGTTACACAGCAAAACAATACAAGCCGGCGCTTATCAAACCAGCTCGCCCAATTACAGTGAATGACATTAAGATTCGCCAAGCAGGCGAGAGCTTCATTAACCCAACATCTCCTGAAGTACGCGCACGGCAGCTGATTGCTCGTGACCTGATTGATCTTCAAGATACAATCACTCGCCGTCTTGTCGAACAGGCTGCTACACTGTTGTTCACTGGTAAGGTTACGCAAGTTGGTGAAGGTGTGAGCCAAGTAATCGACTATGACTTCACGAATAAAGTAACGTTGTCTGGAACGGATCTTTGGTCGGACCCAGATTCTGATCCAATTACCTTCTTATTCGGTCTCCGGAAAGATATTTTGGATGGCAATGCCCCTACACCGAATGTTGCCCTTTGCGATTATGACGCTGCTGTGGCTCTTATGCGCCATCCTAAAATTTTGGCTCTGGCCGATAACAAAGGCGTGGATGTCGGTAATATCGATACAACACTTCTGCCAGACGGCGTAACGTATCATGGCCGTCTTCGTGATGTAGGTCTTGATATCTACAGCTACACAGGCACGTACACTGACGACGCAGGCACAGAACAACCGTTCATCCCTGCTGGCAATATTGCCGTGCTGAGTACTCGTGACAAATTCACGTTCCACTACGGCGGCAATATCATCATGGATCCTAAAGCAGAACAGTTCGTATTGGCTCGAGGCAAGATCATTCCACAATCGTGGGTGACTGTAGAACCAGCACAACGCTGGTTACAATTGCTTTCCAGACCTCTCGCGGTGCCGGCTAACATCAATGGCTGGTATGTAGCGAAAGTACTATAAGGAGGATTAATAGATGCCATATATTGCGATTAGTAAGGTCCGCCACAGCGGATCTTTTTTTAAGGTCGGCGAAGAATTAACGGGGCTCAATGAAGAGCAGGCCAAGCGCCTGCTCGATCTTGGTGTAATTGAAGGCGAGGACGAGTTTGTTGCAGACGAATCGCCGGGTAACACTGTGACCTTCGTCACTCCCGAGAACTTCGCTAAGCTCACAGCTCCCGAACAGAAAGATACACTTAAGTTTGTGGAAATCGAGGCTGCGGCAAGCAAAGAAGATCGCATTGCTCAATACACTGAATTTTACAATGAGCAGGTGAATGGCAATGGCGGCGAGGTCGTTTAAGGACCAATTAGCCTTAGACGTTCAGTCAACCTTTATTAATCCTGATGAATTTGCAACAGAGCACAACATTGACGGCCGCAATATGTGGGTAGTCGTTGACACTGATCAACTCGGCAGCAACATTCCCGGCCTCCGTGGTTCCCAACCCCCTGCATACAATGAGGGGGTTTTTGTTAACCAAAAAGTCATCTATGTAGATTCGATAGAATTTGGGTACACACCTGAAGAAGATCAAAGAATCAAATTCGATGGTTCTACCTATATTGTCCGAGGTGTGAAGGATGATGATGGAATCTTGATGATTATGCTGGAGGCGAATCGGTCATGATTCGGATATCTGCCGAGCGCCTCAAGAGGGCCAAGCGAGACCTGAAAAACCTCTCCAAAGAAGTTCCGAAAATCTATACCCGTGCTTTGAACCGTTCAATAGCTGCTGCTCGAACAGAAATGTCAGGTGAAGTACGGAAAACCTATCAAATTAAACATGGTGACTTCCTTAAAGCTGCTGTTATAAAAAAGGCTGCATCAACCAGATCCAGCTTGATGACATCTATTCGAATAAAAAGCACGAGGAGAGAACTCATTCAATTCAAGGTCTCTCCGAAGGAGCCAATTGGCGGGAAGAAACCGCCGAAGTCTCTTAAGATAAGTGTTATGAAGACTGGTCTTAAGAAGTTGCCCGGAGCCTTCGTGCAGCGTGGCCGAAGTGGAGGAGCACTCCACGTATTGAAACGGACCGGATCAGCGAGGTATCCACTTCACATCAAATATGGTCCATCAATTCCGGAGATGGCCGGCAACGAGAATGTAATACAATCAACTGAAACTCGAGCTCGGGAGATATTCTTAGCTCGAGTTGATCACGAGATGAGGCGGGCACTAGAAAGGATGAATGGTGCATCATGACGGTTGTGCTTTTAATGAGAGCGATCAAAGCCTTTATCGAGGCAGAACTGGTTGGTGATGTATCAATAGTGCCTGCGGTTCATATTGGTTTTTTGCCGCACAAGACGAGAGAGAAGCTTGATGTGCCAGAATTCCCTTGTATTATTGTCAGAGCGTTAGAAGGATCAGATGAAGATTCAAGCCAGCCGACGATAAAGTTGTTCTTCGGAGTTGAAACGCAAGAAGAGGATGGTTTCCTGCACCTCGTCAACTTAATGGAGCGCGTTCGGATTGCACTCTTACGAAAAGGCATATTGGATAATAGATATCGTCTTGAGCGTCCGTATAAATGGAAGGTGTATGAGGAACAGGCGGATCCGGTTTTTATCGGTGAAGCTACGACAACTTGGACAATGGCAACAGTACTCGAGGAGGTGCCCGGGATTTGACCCAGAGAAAAGATAAACAGAAAGCAGCGGCTGCCGTTACGACGGGGCCGCTTATTTATTTAGGACCCTCTTTTGCAAGTGGAGTCCTAACACAGCACACGGTCTTCAAGGAAGGCAAGATCCCAGCACATATCAGCAAGCTCGTAGAGGCTGATACAGACCTGCAATTGCTTATTGTGCCTGTAGCTGAGATGAACAAAGTGAAGGCTGAGATGAAGATCGTAGGCACACCAGAACACGCCGTCTATGCACGGTTGAAAGGAGTTTGATCATGGCAGAAGAACATGGCATTCGAGTTAGAGAGGCCTCAACGGTAATTTCAAATAGCTCAGCAGCTCCGACATTGCCGGTAGTATACGGCACAGCACCAATTAACCTGACAACACTCAGCGCAGCACCGATCAACGAGCCGCTTCTGATTACTTCTTACCAGGACGCAGTCAACGCATTCGGATACAGCGACGATTGGGATAACTTCACACTTTCGGAGTTCATTTATTCCCACTTCACGCTCTACAAATTGGGGCCAGTCGTGCTGATCAACATTCTGGATCCGGATGTACACAAAGCAAATGTTGCTCCTGCAGATGTAACAGTTACCGGTGGCGTTGCGGTCGTCCAGGTAGAGGGCATTATTAAAGCCTCTGTAGTTGTGAAGTCGCAGGACTCCGTTACGACTTACGTACTGAATACAGATTATACGCTGTCCTATAACAGTGTCGGCCAATTGGTTGTCACTCGCAAATCAGCAGGAGCTATTCCTTCGAACGCTACAGCGCTCAAAATCGGTTATGACAAGCTTAATGGCAATGCTGTAACTGCTGAGGACCTGATCGGCGGCCAAGACGCCATTACAGGCGCTGCAACGGGGCTCGAGCTACTGAATCAAGTGTTCCCTCGCTTCGGTCTTGTACCGGGCTTGCTGCTTGCTCCAGGCTTCTCACATGATCCAGTCGTTGCGGCTGTAATGTCGGCTAAAGCAGAAAGTATTAACGGCCATTTCCGCTGCACAGTCTTGATCGATATTCCCGTAGAGGACATCGATGCTTACACCGACTCAACAACTTGGAAAGCAGAAAGCGGAATCACATACAGCAATCAGATTGCATGCTACCCGAACCTCACGAAGGGCGGTAAGGTATTCCATTTCTCCACGCAGTTGGCTGGAGCAATCTGCACCACTGATGCTGCTAACGGAGACATCCCGTTTGTATCTCCATCGAATAAGTCCCTTCAAGCTGATGGCGCTGTTCAAAAAGGCGGATTGCCACTCTTCCTCGGTCCCGATCAAGCTGGCTTCCTTAACGCTCAGGGCATCGTAACGGCAATCAACTTTGGCGGTAGTTGGAAAGCGTGGGGGAACCGTACTGGGGCATTCCCTGGCACATCAGATCCGAAGGATGCCTTTATTCCCGGGCGCCGCATGTTCGACTGGATCTCCAACATGATTGTCCTAACCTACTGGTCGGAAGTTGATGACCCACTGAACAGAAAGCTGATTGAGACAGTCACAGACGACTTAAACATCCGGTTAAATGGCTTGAATTCTATCGGGGCACTACTTGGTGGTCGTGTTGAATTCCTTGCGTCTGAGAACCCGCTTGAGGATCTGATGAACGGAAAATTCAAGTTCCACCTGTATGCAACACCGCCGTCACCAGGACAAGCGATGGACTTCGTGATCGAATACGATGCGAATTACCTTTCGGGCATTTTCGGATCATAAGAGAGGAGGTAAACGATGAGTAAAATACCTGGGAAACTAATTGATTATACAAGCTATAAAGACGGTAAGGAACGACTCGGCACGGTAGATGTTACCCTGCCGAATTTTGATTCCCTTTCTCAGACTCTTAGTGGCGCTGGTATTATGGGTGAAATCGATAGCTCAACTATCGGTCAGTTTGGCAGCCAGACAATAACCTTGAACTGGCGGACACTAGAGAAGTCGATGATTACTTTACTAGCACCAGGCATGCATGCACTTGATTTTCGTGGGGGGCAAGAGGTAACGGACTCTGCCACGGGGGATGTGAAGACTGTAGGCGTTCGGGTGTCTGTTCGTGCGAGGCATAAAGGGGGCGGCATTGGAAAGCTCGCTCCAAACTCATCCACAGAGAGCACTAACGAGATGGAAGTATACTACATCAAGATTTTCATCGATGAAAAAGCCGTGCTCGAGCTCGATAAATTGAATTATATCTTCATTGTGGACGGCGTTGATTATTTGGCGACACTCCGCAGGCAATTAGGATTGTAGGAGGGAACGAGAAATCATGAAGTATATACTTAAAAATCCAATCACTTTCGACGAAAAGACCATCACTGAGCTCGATGTTGATTTCGAAAAGCTAACCGGCAACGATCTCAAAGTAGCTGAGCGGGCATATAGCCTGGAAGCTTCAAAATTGGGCGGGCCAAGTCCTATGGTGAAGGAAATTAATAAAGGTTACCTTTCTCATATTGTTGCGATTGCCGCTTCTGTGCCCGTTGAATTAATTGACAAACTTCCAGCCAGGGACTTTTCAAAGCTTACTTTGGATGCACAAAGTTTTTTGATTCAAGAGGAATAGGCGAAAAAGGCGACCAGCAGATAAAAAAGACTGCTGGTCGCCTTGCTATTTATTTCAGCACACCTATTCCTTATTGGCTGAGTATGCCTCTGATTGAATTGTGGGAATGGGTCGGCACTGCTAATCAGATTGAAGAAGAAAAGAAGGTGTAAACCGTGTCCAGGGAATATGAACTCTTATTTCAGATGAATGCAATGTTGGACGCACGGTTTACCCGTGTTTTCAATGATGCAACCAATCGTATTAATGATCTCGAAAGGCAAATTAGGAATCTTGATAATGTGGGAAGAAACGGCGGATTCGGTAAGGGAATCATAAGTTCCATTACTAAAATTGGGAAAGCTGCTACCACAGCAATTGGAATAGGTGCAGGAGCCGCAATAGCTGGCGGAATTTTAGCTGGTGGTGTAGCAATTAAAAACTCAATTGAGAAGGCAATGGATTTCGAATCACAGATAAAGTCCATTCAATCACTCACAGGGGCCAGCGACACTGAAATGACCAAGATGCAAGCACTTGCTCTCAAGATGGGTGCTGCAACAAAATATAATGCTATGGAAAGTGCCACTGCAATCGAAAATCTCCTTAAAGCTGGCCTAACTCCTGCAGCCGTTCAAGCTGGTGGCCTTGAAGCAGCGCTTAACCTGGCTACTGCTGGCGGTTTGGACCTTGCAGAAGCAGCAGATACAATGGCAACATCTATGAATGGTTTTAAAAAGGACGGCATGACTGCAGCAACTGTTTCAAACATCCTCGCCGGCACAGCAAACACCGCAGCTACCAACGTTCACGAGCTTGCCTATGCTCTGGCATCAGGTGGCAGCGTAGCTGATATGGCGGGGTTATCCTTTAAAGACTTCAATACAGCAATCGGTCTAATGAGTAACGACGGCTTGAAGAGTGGTTCTGATGCGGGTACTAGCTTTAAATCAATGCTGATGTACCTGCAGCCTCAAACAAAGCAAGCTACAAAACTGTTCAATCAGCTTGGAATTGGCGTAGGTAAAGCCAACAAATTCTTTAATAAGGGTAAAATCAAGGACATTGCGGGCATTGCCAAAGTCATGCATGATGCATTCGATGGAATGGACGAGCAGACCAGAACGGATAAGATGATGGAAATGTTCGGTACCGATGCGGTAAAAGCCGCGTCTTCCCTGTTTAAAGCAGGTGCCGAGGGTGTTGAGAAATTCCAAAAATCCATGTCTAACGTTACTGCACTTGATGTTGCCAAGAAGAAGATGAACACTGCTGCTGGTGCAGTTGAACAGTTCAGCGGCGCAATTGAGACTCTGCAAATTTCAGCACTTATGCCAACCATGCCTATTATTCAAAAACTGGCAACTGGAGCAGCTGATGCTGTGACAAAGTACACTCCACAGATTACTGCTTCTATGGAGCGCATGGTGGATCGTGCAGAGAATTATGTAAAGACGCACTTTACGGAGAATCCAGATTTTCAACGGCTTAAAACGATTGAGAGCCAAGTGAATTTTGTCTTTGATGACGTCAAAGATACCTTCAATACATGGTGGGATTCTTCCGGACAAGCTGAATTTGAAAGGTCAGCTGATAAAATCACGAAGACAATACTTGGTGTTCTCGAAAATTCGGTACCTCAAATGGCTGAAATCGGCTCGAAGATGGGGCTTAGTATAGCTGATGGTATGCTGGACGGTATGAGGAAATCGAAGTCAATGGGCTGGATTTTTAAAGTCCAAGATTTTGCGACACCTGCCATTGCGGACGGTAGCTTTTTTTGGGATCCGAGTAACACTTGGAAAGGCGGAAAAGAGGGTAATGGATGGACTGATGTATGGGATAAAATAACATTCTGGAACAATGGCAAGGAGAACCCAGCATCATCCGGTTCGAATGCTGCTAAAACCGCCGCTCAAATTACTCAGTATGCGACTGGCGGCTATGTAACCCGGCCAGAGCTTGCGTGGGTAGGTGAAGGCAAGGATCCAGAATGGATAATTCCTCAAAATAATTCTGCACGCTCTCGTGATCTTTGGGAATCAGCAGGCAGAAGTATCGGCGCCATGCCGTCGGGTAGAGGTAATAATGGAAGCTCAGGAAATTTCGTTTTTAGTCCGGTTTACAACTTCAATGGCCCAGCAGATCAAGCGGCAGTACAACAAATGGAACAACGCACCCGCCAAGATTTTAAGGATCAGTTAAGCGATTATGAAGCTCGTGAGAGGAGGCTTTCTTTCGGGTGACCTATACAACAAGCCAAGGCGACACATGGGACAGCATCGCCTATAAGCTGTACAGCAAAGGCGCTATGATGACGATCTTAATGATCGCTAACCAAACTTTGATTGATACAGTCATTTTTGAAGCTGGCGTAACAATCACTGTTCCTGATATCTCAGCAGCCGAAACCTCCTCAACACTACCTCCATGGAAGCGAAGTGACCCGCCATGACCACTCAGGACGCCAGACGAGCTCAGCTACTCTTAACCTATAACGGCATTGAAGCTGGCGATATCTTCGCAAATACCACAACGCGGTTTTCATACAGCGACTATATGAATAAGCTTGACGAATTAACTATCGACCTTGGCGATAAGAATCAGCAATGGCAAGGTGATTGGATGCCTGAGCAGGGCGATTCGATTAAGGCCAGCATACACACGATTAACTGGAGTAAAGCTGGCGAGTCAAAGACATTGCCTCTTGGTATCTTTGAAGTTGATTCCTTTAGTGTATCTGGCCCACCAGACACATGCTCCATCCAAGCAACATCATTGCCTGCCGGGTCAAAGGCAAAGCATGAGAAGCGATCTAGGGCTTGGGAGAAAGTAACACTCAAGAGAGTTGCGCAAGACGTGGCAAGCAGTGCAGGGTTAAAGCTTCTTTATGAATTTAATGACAATCCAACGTATGAAAGGCTAGATCAGACCGAACAGTCAGATCTAGCCTTTTTGTTTTCGTTGATTGAGCGTGAGGGAGCTGCCTTGAAAGTATCCAGTGGAAATCTGGTTATCTTTGATGAAGCCATGTATGAGAAAAAGCCTACAGTTTGCACAATCACACGAACTCAACAGACGAATTACTCCTTCAATTGGAGTTCTAATGATGCGGTGTACGTAGCTTGCCAGCTTACTTATACAGATACATCCAACAAGAAGCCGTTCTCTGCAACGTATAAACCTCCAGGCGCGCCGAATAATGGTCCTGTGTTAAAGATTAGCCAATATGTCGAGTCAGAAGCAGAGGCGCTCAGATTGGCAAAGCAGAGCCTCAGAGAACGTAACAAAAATTACGGCAAGGGCTCCCTTTCTCTTCCTGGTGATGTGCGTATGGCTGCTGGCGTAACCATTGAGGTTAAAGGCTGGAAAAAGTTTGATGGGAAATACATCGTCGAGAGTGCAACTCATTCAGTTGATGGCGGTGGGTATACAACAAGAATCGAAATAAGAAAAGTATTGGGCTGGTGATTACATGAACCTTGTGGGTATAGTCTCATCCGTGGATGCAGCCAATAAATCAGTGCGTGTAACGCATCCGGATTTGGATGGTCGAGTGAGTCCACCATTGCCAGTTCTAGACCATGTATGGAACTTCGCTGAGCCCGCTGTGGGCGATTACGTGTTATGCGCGTATGTATCAGGCGACTGCCGGCAGGGGTTCTGTATAGGCGGATATGGAGGTGCAGGATGATTGGAGCATTGGGTAATATTGCATTCGTTGCGACAGCTGAAACATTACGGACTTTCAGTGAGTTTCAACGAAGTTCAGCCGGACGCTGGGCGAAGCATGAACGACTTGGCAAGAAACCTTTAACACAGTTTCTTGGACCAGGACTAGACACAGTCTCATTCACTATGCGCTTCGATGCAAGCTACGGAATTAACCCTCGTAAAGAAATGGACGCTTTGAGCGATCTAGAGCGGTCTGGGAAGGCGATGGCGCTGACTGTTGGCGGTAAGGGCGTTGGTGTAAGCTTATGGGGCATAACATCATTATCGCAGTCGTGGGACGTTATAGATAACAAAGGGAATGTACTGGTCGGAACGGCGAGGATATCCCTTGAAGAATACATTGCGGAGGCGGATGCATGATTACAATAAACTTATCTGAGCCGCAGGCAATTAACTTCGGGGCTACTGGCAGTGAAGAGATTGTTCAGAATGTCCGGACGATCGTAACGACAGCGCTTGGAAGTGTGCCTATTGAAAGGGGCTTCGGTATTGATTACTCAGTTCTGGATGATCCGCTGCCAGTGCTTAGAGCAAAACTATCCTCCCTAATTGTCGCGGCAATTCGTCTCTACGAACCTCGAGCTGATGTAGTGAGGATTGAATTTCAAGATGATCACAATGCCGGCAAGACTGTTCCGATCATCACGATAAGTGAGGTGAACACTTAATGTCTTTAATTGATTTACCGGAAATTGAATATGTAAGCGAAGATGTGGCGGCGACTCTTAACAACATGGTCACAGTGGTTGAAGGGATTCTCGGGAGAACGTTAGCCCCGGCTGACCCGCTGAGGTTGTTTCTGTTAGCACAGGCGGCATTGATCACACAGCTCAAGTCAGCGATAAATAAAACGGCTAGAGCAAACCTGCTGCGGTACGCTCCGGGGGATGTGCTGGACCATATGGGAGCCTTCACAGAAACACCTCGGTTACCAGCCACTGCAGCAGCAACAACTATCCGCTTCACCTTATCAGCAGTTCAACTCAGTGCGGTAACCATTCCTGCGGGGACGCGAGTGACTATCCAAAGCGAACCGAAGCAATACTTTGCTACGGATACGATAGCTGTTATCGCTCCAGGCGCCACGACAGTGGATGTGGCAGCAACATGTACAGTAACAGGATCAGCCGGCAATGATTATGTACCCGGTCAGATAAGTCAGCTCGTTGACCCGATTGCATTTGTATCAACCGCAGTTAACATCACAACCAGTGCTGGTGGAGCGGATGAAGAGGATGACGATCCTTATCGTGAGCGGATCCACAACGCTCCTGAGAAGTTCTCTGTTGCTGGTCCGGACGGCGCATATAAGTATTGGGCTAAGACAGCAAGCTCACTGATTGTAGACGTCTCAGTAAGCTCTCCTGACCCGTGCGAGGTGCTAATTGTTCCACTGCTTGAAGGTGGGGAAATTCCCGGTACTGAAATCCTTGAAGCAGTCGAAGAAATCTGCAGCAGCAAGACGGTCCGGCCGCTTACTGATCAGGTGACAGTCGTGGCTCCAACTGCAGTTAGCTACACAATTACCCTCACCTACTGGATCAATCTTGATAATGCAGCGGCAAGCGTTGCGATCCAGTCAGCAGTTACTGCTGCAATCAATGACTATATCCTTTGGCAAAAATCCAAGCTCGGTCGGGACATCGATCCTTCGGAGCTTATTTACCGTATCAAGGCAGCGGGAGCGAGCAGGGTGAGTGTTACTAGCCCATCGTATACTGCGGTGGATACAACGGCTGTAGCGGTCGCTGGGACTGTCACAGCTACTTATGGAGGGTTGGCAGATGACTAAACTTAGTGAAGTCAGCCTTATGGACCTGTTACCTTCAAACCTTACTCGTGATGCGGGTGTTGCCGCCGCTGCAGCAGCACTAGACGCAGAGTTCCTGAAGACACTCGACCTCGTTGCTGATCTGTCGTACTTCTCTCGATTGGATGATTTGAAGTCGGAAGAATCTGATGAGTTGGCATGGCAATTCCACGTCGACTTTTACGATCCGAATATGCCGCTTGAGACAAAACGGTCGCTAGTTAAGAAAAGCTTCGCATGGCACCGGAGAAAGGGAACTCCTTCAGCTGTAGAGGAATTAATCACGACAGTATTTGGTGACGGCGAAGTCGAAGAATGGTATCAATTCGGTGGCGAGCCGGGGACTTTTCGAGTAATCACCAGTAATGCTGATGCAACTGATACACAAGCAGCTCAGTTTTTGGCCGCACTCGATACTGTCAAAAGAAAAAGCTCTCATCTTAACGCTATCCAGGTGTCAGTCGCTGATGATATGCCGGTTTACTTCGGCTTCGCAGTTCATACCGGATCATATTTAACCGTGGAGCAGGTGATGTAATGGGACAATTTAACGGAATCAAGTTTACTACTCGAGGCATAGCGCTACAGGCCAAAGCACAGGCTGGCGCAGATCTGCACTTCACTCGATTAGCTATGGGTGATGGGGACCTTGGCAGTACCGACATAGCTACTTTAACTGCACTCATTAGTCAGAAGAAGAGCATGCCAGTATCGAAGCTCACCAATCTAAATAACGGCAAAGCGGTGGTTGGTGCTGCTTATTCAAACACCGACATAACAACAGGCTTTTATTTCCGTGAACTCGGAGTATTTGCGAACGACCCGGACCTCGGCGAGATCCTATATTGCTACGGGAACGCAGGTGTAAGTGCAGATTTTATCCCAGCTGGCGGCAGTGGCTCAGACATCATCGAACAGGCTGTTAACGTAATAACAATCGTTGGTAATGCGGCAACAGTAACAGCTGACATCGACTCTTCACTGGTGTTTGTGACACAGCAGGAGCTTGAGGATGTCCAAGGTGCAATTGATACGATTAATGCTGCGGGATGGGTAACGACTACTCGTCTTGGTAGCAAAGCAGTAACGGCCGCAAAACTTGCAGATGGAGCAGCAACCGATTTGGTCATAGGTAATAGAACAATATCAGATACAGCGGCTCCCGGAGGCGACACAGGGACACTTACAAACTTGTTTAGTTGGCTTGGGTACATGATTAAGGCCATCACAGGCAAAACGGGTTGGCGCGTACTACCAGCTATAACCCTAGAGGCGACGAAGACGCACGTGGATAAGACTTCGAGTGTACATGGATCAACGAGCACCGCCACGCCTAACACCATCGCTCAAAGAGATGCAGACGGCCAAATTAATTTAGGGACACCTACGGCTAACTCGCATGCAGCTACGAAACAGTACGCAGACAATAAGATTAAGTGGGTATCGCCTAGTGATGATGTTTTAGTCAATAAAGGTACTGTGACTTACAGTGGATCAAGTTCGGGGGCTACATTAGCAACTTTTCACATTAAATACGCCGGGAAATACAGGCTCAAGGGTGAGATAAAAGCCACCCACGCTACCTTAAACGCTGGTATTTATCTTGTTTATGTTGGCGGTCAAACAGGCGAAATAGCGTCATCGTCTGGAGGGGCTACGGTGTTCGCTAGTTTTTCTTACGATCTTACTATATTCATACCAGCAAATACCTATATAAACGTAATAAACTTCCGCGCAGCCCCTGTAACACTTCAGAACCTTTCGTTGTGTGGAGTAGAGGGGATTGAAAATTACGATGTGTATAGCTAAGGGGAGGGTTTTAAATGAATTTGTTAATCGAGTATGAATTGGGAACAGGGAGGGTCATTTCCGCATCAATAAACGGAATTAACTTTATTGACCTCCCCGGGTCGTCTGGTAGTTGTATTGTCGAGGATGAGGTTCTATCCGAGCAAATATGGCAGTCTTTTAGCAATGGCGGTGCAGTCACTCTTACCATTGAAAATGGACTTGTGACTGCTGCAGATATTGAATCAGTTGAACCACCAGCACCACTCCCTACATTGGATGAAGTAAATGCCATGCTTGCGCTGGAACTTGTCGAGACACAGTTCCGACTGGAGCAGGCTGAACAGGCGCAGGCTGATCTAATCTTCAACCTTGTCGAGAAGGGAGTGCTGTAGATGAACTGGTATCCATTGGTCAAAGGCTATTTTGATAAAGGTTATTATACGGTCGATAAGGTCCGGGTCTTTGTAGAAACTGGCAAGATTACACCTGAGCAATTCCAGACAATAACAGGTGATGAATACGAAAGCCCTGCTGCCTAAGCGGGGCTTATCTTATGGGATGAGGTGGGAATATGCCGGGTGATGAAACTAATGAAATTCTTCAAAGGTTAGTAAGGTTGGAGACCAAATTGGATTTGATGGGCGCAGCGAAGGATGTCGCAAACGAGGCTTTGCTTAGTGCGAAGTCAGCGCATCATCGCCTCAGTGCGATCGAAGACAACCAAAAGTGGTTATGGCGTACCGTGATTGGGGCTGTGATTGCCGGCGGAATCGCACTGCTTTGGAAAGGGGCTGGAGGAGCATAATGGAACAACCTGATATTCTTACTCTTGCCGCTCTTGTGGCCGCTATTGTTGGTGTAACTAAGGGATATGGAGTTCCAGCTAAGCACAGCTCTGTTATAGCCATGGCTGCCGCAGCAGTATTCGTCCTTGTTCCGACATCTGTTCGCGATACAATTGTAATGATTGCAACGATCGGCCTAACTGCTTCCGGTGCATACAGTTACGTAAAAAACAAGGAGAGTGGCAAGGATGCAGGCTAAATCAGCAAGCAACGTCAAGGTAATCGACGTATCACATCATCAAGGAACGATTAACTGGAGTTTAGTTAAAGCAGACGGCGTACAAGGGGTATTCATCAAGGCTACCGAAGGCAAGACTGTCCTTGATGATAAATTCGACGTAAACGCTAAGGGAGCTGCGGCTTCCGACCTTGCAATTGGCTTTTACCATTACGCCCATCCGGAGAACAATGACGCGCTGTCAGAAGCTGCTAAGTTCGCCAATACGGTCAAGGGTTATAAAGCGGTCTTCCCGCATGTGCTGGATGTGGAAGGGGAGGCTTCCAAAGTCGGGGTAGGAAAGCTATCTGCATGGTGTGCGGCGTGGTTACAGGAGGTCGAGCGACTTACAGGGCATCCTGCAATGGTTTATACCGGGGCCAGCTTTGCAAAGACGTATCTTGGTAAGCGAGTAGCGCCTTGGCCGCTCTGGATCGCGCATTACGGAGCTACGACACCGATGGCGAATAGTACGTGGGATAAGTGGTCCGTGTTCCAGTACACCTCTAGCGGGGCTGTGAAGGGCATTACGGGTAATGTCGATATTAACGCAATGGAGAAAGCATTCTATGACAAATACACTGCTGTGGAGAAGACTGAATACTCGATGGAGAAAGTATCGGTCTACGTTGATGGGGAGAAGCTCGTAGACGGCTTGTACGACGGCAAGGCGGGTGTTACTTATGTCCCGGTCCGTTCAATTGCAGAATCTCTTGGAGCAACTGTTAAATGGGATGGTTCGCAGAAACGCGTTGATCTCACTAAGAAATAATTAAAGCCCACTGGCCTATTGGTCGGTGGGCTTTTTTCGTTTCTATGGATTGAGTGATGCTGGTAAATCAAAGTCCTTTAATTTATCATAAATCTCTTTTGGAATACTGTAATGTCGAGCAAGTTGGTATGGAATGCTTATGTCGCCGAACATGTTATCCATGACAGCTTCGTAATCAACGCCTTCAGTTTGATCCCTTCTCCACGAAATGTCCACTCCTGGGTTTTCTCCCCCTCCAACATTATCAATCATCGTTTTAACTACAACCTCGTACACCTGCTCGTTCTCAAAAAGGATTTTGGAATAATCGACAAGAGAACCGCCTGACTTTTTAACGAAGTCTTTTTCATCCCAGAATGCTCCCGGATTAACAACGATGTATACCATGATATTTTTATCCCCGTAATTATTAACAACAATTTTTCTGAGAGTATCATCATTAACCGGAATTGAGAAAGCACCACCGACATCCCCTAAAGCTTCTTTTACATTCTCTTCGTTAACCTCTGCTGTCTTCCAGTCAAATGGAGCGGGCGTTGGCGTTGCGGAGACTGTAGGGACTGTAGCCTTCTCAGCAATAGGACTGCTTACTGCTGGAGGGGAAGTATCATTATTGCTGTTACTAACAACATCAGTCCCGACAGATTTGTTTTTCGAATCCAGAAGATCAGGTCCGTAAAAGAAAAACATGACCACCATTACCCCTAGGACAACCGCTGCTATTAACTTAATTTCGCTGGTGTTAAAACCAAGGTAAGTCTTTCTTGGCTTACTGTTCGGAACCATAAATGAATAAATCCTCCTCTTATAGATAATTTCTTCCAGTATAAGACTTTAGTAGGAGACTAGGCAACCAGTTCTATCTGTCTATTTCCCCGATCTGAGCAACCAACTTTAACACCTCTAACTTCCGCCGAAGATGATTATATTCACACCTCAATTGATCCTCCTCGTATTCCGCATCAATAATTGCATGTCGCACTTCGTTCGTAGAAGGCCACATCTCCGCTGCTCTGATCGTTTCGTTTTTACCTTTTACCTGGTCAGAGTTGTAAAGATCACACTCCGCTCCCAAAAGCTCAAACTTCAACACCGCCACTTTATGATGCGCGGCAAAATACGCAATCTCGGCTGAACGAGTCTGTTCAACAAGCGAAATTAGCTCATGTACAAGCGCTCTCCTGTCCATGGGTTTCCGCCCCCCTCAATAGATACCCTACTTGGCATCCTGATGCCAATAGCATATGCGGGGCGGATTGTCCAAATTGCTTGTCCTAATCAAATTTTGGCTTGTACAATCCTGTCCGTCAGACGTCTTGTCGGACGTCGTGTAGGACTGAATTACCAGAAGTCTTCTGGACGGACGTCATAGCCCCGTCTTCGTAGAGCACTGATGATTTTAATTTGGGTATCTTCATTCGCTGAGATCTGTTTATCTCCGTCACACAGATCCGCTATTGTGTTCCTACTTTTATCCGCTGATTTTGCTAACTCTCCTTGAGAAATGCCTCGATTATCAATAAACTTTCCTAACTTCGTTCTATTTCTACCCAATCCTGGGCCATGCGCCATAATGATTGTCCCCTTCCCTCAATATTACTTAGGATGGACAATCTATGAAAATTTAATACAAAAACCGTGCAAACGGGACAAACGCCTAAGCATAGACTACACCATAACCAGTCAGACGGAGGTGAGACATCGTGCCAGACAATGTAAGAGGGAAGGTTGAAGCTCGTTTGCGGAAGCGGCATGATGATGATTTGCGTGAGGCAACTGCGGGAATCGATAGCGGTTTATTGTCGGAAATGGTCCGCGACGGTCTGCGAGTCATGCTCGGAATTAGAACCAAAATGCAAACAGAAGTCAAGGAGCGGCCATTGCATATTCCAAGTCAGACTACGCGTCAGACAATTGTAGACACAGTAAAGCCGGTATCCGGCAAGCCCGCTGTATTTAAACCGAACTTTGGAGGTAAATCAAAATGAAAGTTACCATCAATGGAATTACTCAGGAGAGGATTGAGGAACTTGAACAACAAGAACGTCGCTACTATGAGGAAATTAAATCGGCCTGCATTGTTGTGGGGATTGGGTATCTCGTGTTTGTTTGTCTCGCTGGCATACTTCACTTCGTTGCCGGCGTACCTGTTGATTTTGGGGCGGCTAGCTTCATTAATGCTTTTAAAGTTGGTTAAGGGGTGAGGATATGTCAACTATGACTGCTATTTCTACAGGCTACAGAGTCGACTTTAGAGCACAATCCGGATTAGCTCTTCAGATGGATATCTGCCAGCAATCGTTATTTGACAAAATCAAAACAGGCATTGAAGTAGTGGTAAAACACATCGATCGCCACAAGCGAATTTATCAGATTGGTGCACTCACGTTGACCGTATTGCTCGGGGCTGGGGTAGAAACAGCGTTTGCTGGCGATCCGAGTGTAGCTATCACGACGGTTGGCGGGGGCAGTGGTATTGATGTTGGAGCACACCGGCTTTACGCCCGATTGGTGAGCATCGGGAAATGGGTCATTATCATTAAAGGTGCATTTGATACCATCAGTCATACCGTACAGGGAGATTTTGTGCAGGCACGTAAATCTGGCTTATCGTACCTGATAGTGTACGTCATTCTGCTCGGCCTACCTTGGGCATTCAACCAGATAGAAGTGTTGTTTGAGGGGATGTGAAGCTATGCCGATGAAGTTCAGAATATCCTCTCAGTACGGTGTCTTTGAGGAAATACGTAATGGGCGGATGCATGCGGGTGTCGACCTAGCGATGCCGACCGGAACGGAGTTGCACAGCATCGCCTCAGGCACCGTGGAGCGAGTCGTGCACCATACTGCGGGGCTGGGTAATGGCGTCTATGTTCGCGCCGGTAATGGCGACGTACATGTCTATGGTCACTTGAACAAAGTCAATGTACATCAGGGCGACCGTGTCTCTGCTGGGGATCTTCTTGGTTACAGCGGCAACACAGGACACTCTACTGGACCACATCTACACTTTGGACTTCTGCATAAGGGCCAAATTGCGGATCCGTCCGCACTCATCGATTCCGTCCAGTACTACTCTGGGGAAATTGCCGGACCTGCGCTGCTTGGAATTAAGGGGCCAGCAACAGTAATGTTTCAGAACCCTATCGTAAAACACGTGACGCACAGCGCAACAACACACGTTTTGTCATGGCTTCGTGAGGCGGGGATGGTTATTTTCGATCTTAGCTATGGGATCTGTTTAGTTGGATGTGCAGCTTTGATTATCCTTGGTGCGCTCGGCTTGAAAGACGGGTACCGCTGGGCTGGGATGACTTTCGGAATCTATTCAGTAATTCGATTGTTCGGAGGCGGCAAGCTATGAAATTCTCGCAAGTGCTTCAGATCGCCCGACCAGAGTACGTATATCTTCGGATCAAGCCAAATAACGCGGTCCGCAATCAGGGTACCGATAAGATAGCCCGCGCCATCGCTGCTCTGTATAAATCAGTTTTGGCAAATATCCGTATCGACGAACGTAAATTCTTCCGGCTGTTTGGCCGTGAGTTCGCAATCGGCACGCAGTACAGTTACTCATTCCCCGGCAAAGTTGCTTATTACGTTTATATGGAAAAGCGAAAAGTAGAGTTTTATTTCATCTGCCCGAAGCAGTATCTCTCTTACCTTCGTGAAAAAATGTCCGACGTCTGGGGGGCAGTTACGATTGAGGAAGTGGCGGAATTGCCATTGTTTTCGAAGGAATCTGAGCGATATCAGTTGATCTACACTAAAGAGGATGCGCTTAGCCTGGCAGTGGATCGTCGAAGCAACGATCTGCTCAATAGCAATTTGAATGCCGTTGAAATGTTGGAGGAGGGAGATAAGCTCGGAATATTCTACAATTTCATCCCGTCGAGCCAAATAAGTTGGAAGCATCATTATAAGGCTACGATTGATAAAGTTAACCGACGTGTGCCTGTGGACCGCAATAAGATGGGGGCATGGTATTTGTTTCAATATGTAATAGCTGCCGGCAATGCGGTATTTAAGGAGATTGCTGAGGCTCTTGGAGGAAGGAAAGTAGCAGGCGGTGCACTAAATGCTCTGGATACGTTAGCTGATCGCTTGCAAGGGCATCATGGTATCGGTGAGAACACCGTCAAAAAAGCAGGCAGCATGATAATAGAAACGCAGATTGCAGTAATGTCCGAAAGCTCAGATAAGTCGCGGCAACGGAATGCTATCCGAAGTCTTGCACAATCCTTCGATACGATTACTGATGACAACAAGCTGGAATATAAGCCGCTACGGCGGACGTTTAAACTAACCGATCGTGACATCCACGCTGGTAAGAACAAGATTGGCGACCAGGAGGCACAAAGCTTTATCGCACTGCCCGGACGCGAGCTGCTGGAACGTTATCAATTTGTCGACCGGGTCGAAACGCAGGAAACGGAGGTGCCAGAGGATCTGCTCCAGGGGGTTATGTGTATAGGCTTAAACACTTACCGCGGCACTGATACACCGGCTTACCTATCCAATGACAGGGAATTTCGAAATCTGACTACGGTCCTAATCGGACCTACGCGCGCCGGCAAGTCGACGCTTATTGCTAATCTGTGCCGGGACGCTATCCATTCCGGTGAGTGCGTCATCATTTTTGACTTCGTTGGGCAGTGCGAATTGTCGCAAGAAGTGACCTCAGCAGTCGGTCGGGAGAAGACGTTAGTTATCGCTTGTAACGACTTCAAACGTATGCAGGGTCTAGGGTATAACGAGGCGGTCATCAAGAGTGGGGAACCATTTGAGATATATGACTGCATGAAAAAACAGACGACACAGTTGCTAACGCTCATCGATTCGATTAATGCTGACGGCACAAGGCTGACAGCCAAGATGCAACGATATCTCTCTGCTGCAGCTCTGGTGACATTTTCAAACGGAGGTAGCATCCGGGATATGTTTAATTGCTTGCAGGATCACGAAGCCCGCCGTGCCCGTATTAAGGGCATTCCAGCAACACAGAGACTAGAGTTGGAGAAATACATTCAATCTCTGCGTGAGCTTGATGAAATTAACAAGAAAGGCGTGGTGATTGGTACAAAGGATACATTAATCTCCGGCATAATTGATCGGTTGAATCAATTGGAGCAGAATGCTTACCTCGAAAAGATGCTGGATAAGGGGATCACTAACAATGTGGACCTGACGCAGGAGATGCAAAAGAACCAAGTGATCTGTATCCAAATGCCGTCAGATATGTTCGGTACAGACCAAGAGCGTGATGTTTATACGACGTACTGGAGCACAAAAATATGGCTGGCATTACAAATGAGGAGTAAGCAGCTCAAAGGTGATCGGAGCAAGATGGTCAAGGTCAATCTAGTGGTCGATGAGCTTTACCAGGTCGAACACACAGAGCAGTTCATGCGCAGCAAGCTAAGCCAGTACGCAAAGTTTGGACTGAAGCCGATCATATCTGCCCATTACCTTAATCAAATTCGGCAAATTCGAGATGAGCTACGATCGGCTAACGCATCATACATGCTGATTAGCGGTTGTGACAAGAAGAACTATGAAGAGCTCAAGAGCGAGCTTTATCCTTACCAGGAAGAGGATTTACTTAAGCTGCCTAGGTATCACAGTCTGAATCTGATCAAGAATAAAGACGGATATGCAAGGTTTATTACTAAGCTCCCAGCGCCAGTTCGCTAGGGGCTTATGTTTTTATGTAACATTAGATGGGAACAAAGGAAATATGCGAATCTTGTCGAAAGAAAATAATGCGAAAAAATACCTATAAACTTTTAGAAAGTGTATTGCAAACAATACAGGGAGGTGTTATATTTGTATTGCAAACAATACAGTTTGCCCTCGGAAAAGGAGGGAGCTGGTAAAAATGAATGATAGTGAAAACGACTTAGAACACAAAATCATAACTGTTTACTCTTCACGAGAAGCTGCTGAGTTATGGGGACTTTCAGAGAACACAGTTACACAATGGTGTAACAGAGGGAAATTCGAAAAGTGGGAAGCCCGAAAGTCAGCCAAAGTGTGGATCGTAACAAGAGAAGGTATGATTCGGTTAACCGGTCGAGAGATCCGGTAAATGAGAGGGAGAGTACTTAAATGGATTGGTCATGGTCAGAATTTACGTGGTTCATGATTTTTTCGACAATTGAGGGCTTAGGAATCTTAGCTATAATGCTAAAGATTTTCTGTTACAAATTCTTCAGACATGTTGGTCCATCACTAGTGATTATCACAATAATGAATCTTCAGAGTTACTTTCTAAGAGAAGAATTTTCGTTATCGAATATCGTGCCAATAATCCAGATCTTATTATTTGTCTTATTATTATCAGCAATAATTAAGATGCCAGTGTTCGCATCATTAATCGTTTCGTTAGCTGGATTTTTCGTCTTTGCAGTTATTCAAAGCTTAATTGTTGAGCTAACACCGCATGATTATCTTTCGATAACGGAAGTTCAAACAGTGCCATGGAAGGGCTACTTACTACAATCGATAACAGCAGTATTTGATTTCTCGGTTGCTGGAATCTTACACTTCCTCAGACTTGGCTTTATAAGAGACTTGAATGAGAAATTAAAATCGAAATATGAAAAACCGATCGTTACATTATTAACAATTGTAATTTTATTAGGATTTGGATATCTGCTTCTTATTAATAACGCTACTATACATATTATCTTTTTCTTCATCGCTGCCCTGATTTTTCTTTATTACGCTCATCTTAAGGAGAACACGAATTAATGATTGATAAGTTAGCTCTTAGTATCGCTACAGGGATTAAGAATACTGTCCCTGATCATCCAGCTTCTATCGCCAGACTTAAGTACTCATTGTCATTCATTCTGAACGCAGTATTCATAATAGTGTTTTCACTTCTTGTTTCACTCTTAACCGGCAAAACATATGAGGTTGCGATATTGTTATTTTCATTCGCCATCTTAAGACAAGTCTCTGGGGGGATTCACCTAAAGTCAGGCACCACTTGTGTTGTGGTTACGGTAGCAGTTGCAAATGCCTTTTCTTTCTTGGAGATTTCAAATGACGTTACGCTCTGGTTTACAGGTATAAGTATTTTAATTGCATTGATCTTCGCCCCATCTGGAATCGAGAAGCAAACGCGAATACCACAGCGGTTTTATCCTTTACTGAAAATCATTTCTGTCATCATTATCTCAAGTAACTTCATCATTGAATCCGATATGGCTGCTACGGCATTTTTGATTCAAGCTATATCGCTGATGATTAAACGAAAGGAGGTGAAATCTAGATGAAGAAATTTATGACTTATAAGCTCGCATCGTTTTTGAGTGTTGCAGCATTGGTTGTTGTAACTACAGCAAGCTTCCTTTACGTTCACCAGGCTGAGACTCCCGAAGAACTTTTAAAGTAGGTGCTCAAGGATGGTTGAAGCATTAACAGTAGCTAAGGATCCGACAGGTGAATCAGGTCTTATTATGATTCCTATAAAGGAAATGATCTTCTTGGAGGGCATTTCCGCAAAAAAACATGTGGAAGTCCATACGCTAAGTGATAAGGGGTACATGAATGGTACGATCACATTCTGGTTAACAGCTCTAACTAAAGAAGGTTATAACTTTAGGAACTCTTACCGTGATCTTATCGTTAATCTGGACAATGTCGAACATTTAGACAAGTTCAGAAAAAACGTTTATTTTCAGAAAGAGAAAGAGATAAATAAGCAGTCCAAGAAATGTCCAATTGCTTCGGGTGCAACCTTTGAAGAGTTTGTAAAAGAACTCTTATCATTTAAACCACAACTAAGTTTCATCTAATTCCACATAAAAGGCCCTAGTCTTCGACAAGACTAGGGCCTTTTTTCGACATATTTCACGATTGCGAAATATCATTTACAAATGACAAGCAATCCTCCACAATAATATTAACAGATACATAATTTGTATTTTATTCCTTAGCTATACGTAAGGGGCCGAGCGGGGGAGAGCGATAAATCGCAATCCGGTTACGTCCATGTATAGAAATCATCCATTTTTTTATGGAGGATTAATGCACATGCTCTGAGTACAACAATGCTCATGGCTCGTCTGTCATTTTCGTAATGACTAATCATGTTGGCTGATATATCAAGGCCATGACGTCTGAATAATTCATACGAAAGATCTTCTTGACTAAGCCCAGCTTTGTTTCTGTGCTCACGTAATCGGCACTCTCCCCGCTCGAGTGCCTTCATTGTTTCTCCTTTCATTATGCAGCAATCATTCCATATATCTGGGGGCCATCTTAATGAGTGATTTCAACTACAAAGCAAAAACAAACAGTTTGTCAGACATTATCCAAAAAGGTGATACTGTAAAAATCATCCTAGCACAATCATATTGTAATGGTGACATTGTCGCTGTTGCAAGTGAAGAAGATATCTCCGTAATTGAATTCAAGAAGGCCAATGAAATGACACCAGGAGATATTCTTGTTATCGGCAAGGTTGCTGCCATTATTAAACAAACATAAAAACAGCCCGGGAGAAATCCCTGGGCTGTTCATGTATATTAAAAAGTGATTACCACTTTCTTTAGTTTTCCAATTACATATATGTTATTTTCACCTGCCGTGCAAATGATCGGCGGGTAGTTTGCGTTCTCAGACTGCAGGACGAGTGTCGTGCCTTGTCGATACACGCGTTTTAATACCGCTTCTTCTCCGATCAACACAGCTGCGATTTCCCCGTCTTCAACTTCTTCCTGCTTGCGGATCAGCAACAGGTCTCCATCAAAAATGCGAGCTCCTTGCATGCTGTCTCCCTTTGCTCTTAGGTAGAAGTACTCACCACCATTGATCCAGGAACGTGGTGTCGATTCGTAACCCTCGACATATTCGTATGCGAGTTGGCCATTACCGCACGAAATTTTACCAACGACCGGAAGGCTAACATGGTCAGATTCAGATGCCTCAGATCCAAGGAATCGATACGCTCCCTCGGTCAACTGAGTGACCGTCACTTCAAGTGCTACTGAAATTTCTTTAAGACGTTCCATTGTGATTTTAATCTCGCCATTCTCATAACGTTGAATCGTCTTCTTAGTCAACCCAACTTTCTCAGCGAGAACTTGAAGGCTATAGTTTCTCAGATCGCGGTACTTTTTTATGTTTTTCCCGACCTGCGGATAAAAATTTTTTGAGTCATTAACTTCATTCATTTTAAATTCTCCTTCATTAATGGCCTGAAAATATTATAACCACAAAAAGACACGTAATACAACAATTTTATTTTTTTGTGTCTTTTTGTGGTTGACGAGCGGTAAATTGTGGTGCTATTCTGTGGGTGTCGGAAAAAGACACGCTATACACAACGGCAGAAAGGTGGGTGAGTGGATTGACTGAAGGATTCAAGATTAGCGTTAAGGCAGCACGTGTAAATTGTGGTATGAAGAGCGATGAAGTTGCAGAAAAACTTGGGTTATCTAGAAGCGGTTATTCCAAGAAAGAAAACGGCAAAGCGCGCTTCTATGTCGATGAAATCGCAAAGCTCAGTGAGTTGTTTCAAGTGCCCTTTGCAAATTTTCATGAAGCGGAGTGTCATAATAAGACACAATCGGATGCTCCGCAGGACACGAGCCAATGAGGAGGTAGCCAAGTGAACAAGGTAACACCGATTGAGCATAACGGTTTACGAGTACTTACAACTGCGCAACTGGCGGAGTCGTTCGGAGTTGACAGCAAAACAACTAGTAACAATTTTAATAACAACAAAGATCGATATTCCCTAGGCAAACACTATTTCTTGCTTCAAGGCGAAGACCTCCGCAAGTTTAAGGGCGAATCCGAAATTTTAGGAATCGCGACTAATACAAATATTCTTTACCTGTGGACTGAAAAAGGTGCTTGGATGCATGCGAAATCATTGAACACGGATCAAGCTTGGAACGCTTATGAGATATTGGTTGATGACTACTACTCCATCAAGCAGAAAGCACTTCCGCCAATGACAGGAGCCGAGATTATTGCAGCAATAGCTGCTCAGGCTGTTGAACAGGAACGCCGCATATCAGCAGTTGAAAACCGACAGGAGCACATAACCGAAGTCCTGAGCCTTAATCCAACTGAATGGCGCAAGAAGGTTAACGCACTTATCAATAAAATTGCTCAGCAGCGTGGTGGACACGATTCCTATCAAGAAGTGAGAAAAGAAAGCTATGACTTACTGGAAGAACGTGCGAAGTGTAAGCTTTCGATCCGTGTCTTAAATATCCAAAAAACGATGTCGCATGAGGGAGTAGCTAAATCAAAAGTGGATAAGGTCGGCAAGATGGATGCAATTGCACAGGACGCTCGTCTTACCGAAATTTACTTAGCGATCGTCAAAGAGATGGCTATTCGGCACAATATCAATCCTAAAACGGAGGGTGAAAACTAATGATGAAAAGCACTGGTATTGTTAGAAAAATTGATCATCTTGGAAGATATGTACTTCCAATTGAAATTCAGAGAAATTTGAACATCGGTGAAAATGACCCTGTTGAATGTTTTGTTGATGGAGATCGTATCATTCTTCAAAAATATACTCCTGGTTGTACTCTTTGTGGCTCAGTTGAAATTGAGAAGACCCTAGAAAATAAACACTTTTGCAATCCATGCTTAAAAAAACTACATGCTTAGGGAGGCGGCAATCCGATGACCGGCATACAACGCGTTCGTAACAAATGCCTGCACTTCCTTCAGCTTGAAGAGAGAGCCAAGGCAGATCGTGATCCTGCGAAAGCAAAGCATGCAAGAAGCATGTATCGGACTTATAAACTTCAGCTTAATTCAATGAAAGCAAGACGCGAACAGCTCGCTTCCAACTACCTGCAGCACGATCTACATAAGCACGGAGCAAGCTTCCAACAGTACGTCGAGCTCGTTGAGCTGAGCCTTAAAGGACTGGAGGCGCCGTATGTATCAAGTACTAAAGTCCAAGGTCGAAGCTATTCTTCATCTGAACAAATTGTGTGAATTCAGGAATGATGAGGCGATCCATGACGCTGCAGCATGCTGGTTGGACAAAGAGATCGCAGAGCTTGAGTACGACATTGTAAGAGGAGGGTATGGTCATGGAAATGCCGTTTGGGGAGTATCTAAGGCAACTTCGGAATTCCAAAGGTCTGAGTTCCACACATCTTGGAGTATCTCAAACCTTCATTTCTAATATAGAAACTGGGAATCGGCCAGCACCATCACCTGATATAATTCGGAAATTATCCTCCGCACTTGGCGTTACTCACATTGGCATGATGATCAAAGCAGGCCATGTGACGGAAGAGGAAGTAATGCAAGCTGCTCGAGATGAGGTTGACCGTCTGCGAGATGCATTGCGAACCCTTGAAGACCATGTCGAGGGGCAAGGGTTACTAATCATTCAGGACGCCTTAAAAAGCTGATCCTTATTATTTTTTTGCCAAAATCGGGTTTTTGTCGAAAAAAAGAGGTGAAAAAGATGCCTTCTATTACTTGGACACAAGAGGTTGTATGGGTTTTGCGAAACACAAAAGGTAAAGTGCTAAGCATTTCCGCTAAACCTCCCGGAGAGCTTATCGAGGTCGATCTTGCCGACTATGATGCGGTAGGCGACATCTTGAAGATTTCCAAAGAAGAATGGCAAGACGTGCTCTTATACATGCGGGCTAGAAAACTTATGAAATTATTTTGAGGAGGAATTTCGGTGGTTGATACAGCTCGAATTATTCATGCGATTGCTGTCGGTCAGAACCTTCAAGTCACTTATGTACTAGGTGAGGAGATTGGCGAACGGGTCGTGATCGAGATTAAAGACAACGGTCAAGAGTTTGAGGACGGAGTATTTTCCCAGTACCTAGTGCTCGATGAAGATGGTCAATTGATAGCCAGCATTGAGAACATGCCTGTATTAGTTGAATACAAGACGATCGCGGTCGATGGTCCAGTTGGTGAGGTGTCCAATGGATAACCAGACTCGGATCACGCCGGAAATGGTGATTGAAGCCTACATGAAGACAGGATTAAAGCCAGCAAAAAACTTGTTTGTTGAAGATGGTTGTGCTTGTGCGATTGGTGCACTATTCACGGCAGCAGGGCAAGATTCGGATAACGCCTATGATCACGAAATTGTCGATTGGGCAAAGGAGCAAACAAAATCAAATGATTATCCATATGGTTTTATGGCTGGGTTCGATGGAGGTTTGTTCAAAACTTCGAATGAAGAATCTAACAGGGGCATTGAGGACGGCAAAGCAGCATGGGAAGCCGTCAAGCACTTAAGCGAAGGAGCTGAAGCCTAATGCCAGTCATCCGCTTAATCGAAGAACAACTCATCAACTTCGCCGGCATCAATGATCTCACCGTTAAGTTCGGCAATGTAACAAACCTCTTCGGTCAGAACGGCGAGGGAAAATCATCCATTGGCACAGCCCCAGTTTGGACACTATGGGGCAAGGATCTCCTAGGTAACGACTACACCAAAGACAAATACAGCCCGCGACCAACCAACTACGAATACGATCGGGTCTATACTTCAATCCTGCTCTCAATCGACGGCACAGAGTACAAATTCGCTCGTGAGATCGATGAGAAGAAGAAAAACAACTTCTATATAAATGATATCCCGAAATCAGCATCGGACTTCAACGCTGCTGTGGCCGCACTCATAACGCAAGACGAATTCATGTCCTTATACTTCCCAGCTTACTTCTTCAACCTTAACTGGACCAAACAGCGTGAGTTATTAATGAAGGGTGCTACGCCGCCGCTTAATAAAACCGTCTTAGTGGGATTGGCGCAGACTTACTCCGAGAAGCTCGAACCGTTGCTCAAAAAGCACTCCATATCTGATCTAGAAAGAAAGCACAAGCAGGATAAGACGCAAAGTGAAAAAGCAAACACCGAAGCGGTCGGTGCCGTTAAGAAGCTCAAAGAAATGCTCGAAAAGTTACCTGCATCAGAGGGTGAGCTGACCGATTTAGAATCCCAAGTGGCTGCACTGAAAGCTGAGATCGCTAAAGAGGACGCAGTAGTCGCGGCAGCATGGGAGACAAACAATCGTTATCACGATGTACAGTACGCAATCATTTCAATTTCAAAACAAGTTGATGAATCCAAAGCAGCATGGCCTGCACTGAAAGATGAACCGATTCAGGACACTTGCCGCACATGTAAGCAGCAGCTACAAGATGAAGCTGTTGAAGCTGTTAACGCCGATAAGCAGAAGCGAATTGATACTTACAAAACAAAGCATGCTGCACTCGTTGAGAGGAAGAAAGAAGCAATAACAGCACTGGAGGCATTAACGCTCATCGACGTTACTGAGCAACAGGCTGTCGTTAGAGCAATCGAAGACAAGTATGATGCAGTGTTGGAAAAGATCAAAGCTCATAAGGACCGGTTCCGGTTTGAAGATGAGCTTAAGCAAACAAAAAATATCGAAGCAGCAACGCTTGAAAGCCTACGGGAATCAACACTCATCCTCGATGCGATCAAAGCATTCAAAGCTAAGGAAGCGGAGTTGCAGGCAGCAGAGATTGAATCGAAGTTCACTCGCTTATCAGTCCGGCTTTTCAAATATGTGAAGACCAATGACGCATACGAACCAGACTTCAGCATCCAAATGGACGGCAAAGATTATCAGTTCCTTTCCACTGGAGAGAAGATCGCAGCGGGGCTGGAGTTGACCGAAGTCCTTCATAAGCAAACGGGCATCATCGCTCCGGTGTTCATCGACAATGTGGGCGAATACACCGGGCCAATTACAGCTTACGACCAGGTTATTACCGGCAGAGCGGTACCGGACCAAGAACTGAAAATCGAAATTATCGGAGGTAATTAATTAATGGCTAATAACAATATGCAAATTCAAGCGTTTGATGGTTTCCAGCCACTTCAAGTAGAAACAATCCGCCACACTCTGGCGAAGGACGCATCGCTTGAGCAATTCAACCTCTTCATGAGCACAGCAGTAGCAGCTGGCTTGAACCCAATGCTGAACCACATTTATTGCATCGTATACGGCGGCAAGATGAGCATCCAAATCAGCGTAGAAGGTATCATGTTCCTCGCTAAGAGGGTTGAAGGTTACGAAGGTATCGATGTTCAGCTCGTGTATGAGAATGACATCTTCAAGCCCAAACGGGTTCGTGGTGAGGATGGCAAGTACTACTGGGATGTTGAGCATGAGATCTCTGATGATCCTGGTAAAGTTAAAAGCTGCTATGCATTTGCTTACCGCACTGGCTTCCCTGCGGTCTTCGAATACCTCAAGGTTGATGAGGTGCAGCATCACCTTACTGGCAACAACGCGGCTAACTGGAAGAAATACTTCAATGACTTCTTTAAAAAGACAGTTGTAAAACGGGCGGCGAAGCGGCAATACGGAATCGAAATCAGTGAGGACGAAGGTGTTACTGAGGGCTCCGCTGCACCCGATCCATATGTCCGCAAAGATATTACAGCAGAAGTTACTGAATCCGCTCCAAAGCAAGAAGCAGCACAGAAAGAAGAAACACCAGCTCTGAACAAAGCCCAAGAGAAGTGGAACGAGGTAGGAGAACTCTTCAAGCAACTTGGCATCACAGACAAAACCAAGCAACGGGAATATCTAAGTCAGAACCTTAGAATCAAAGGTGATGAAGCAACGGTCGCCGAGATCACCGGCCTCATCAAGATCATGCAACTGGAGCTTGATGATAACGACAGTTTGGAATAGGGCGAGGGGGTCAATTCGATGTTAAAAGAACTTGATGATTACTCCTGGGGAGAGGCATTTGGATATGCCGGAGAGTTGGATACTTGTGCAAATCGATATGGTGATTATTCAAAAGTAACACACGTTGAGTTCACAACAGAGAAGGTTCATACTAGTCCCTTCAATCGAGAGGATGTTGTTGAAATCATCGCAATGTCTGAGGGTGAAAACGATGGACCGAACTGGCTGATAGTTGGTCATCTAAATGATGGTCGTTACTTCTCGCTGGATGCTGGATGTGATTATACCGGTTGGGATTGTCAGGCTAATGGATTTGCTCAGGTAGCTGCTACCAAGGATGACATCATCCGGCTTGGGCTCGGTGATCCAGAACGGAAAAGATTATGTCTTACATTAGGAATCGAAATGGATGGACGTTAAAATACACGCAACAGGCTCGGATGGCAACTGTGTAACAATCAGCAACGGCAGCATGACTATCATGGTGGATTGCGGCTTACCAAAAACGAAGGTGGAAAAGACCTTACTCGCTGCCGGCATTGATCCGACGAAGATCCATTCGATCTATTTGACCCATGAACATCAGGACCACGCTCGCGGCCTTGCCTTTGCTGACAAATACAAGATTCCGGTATACGCCAGCGAGGGCACACTCAAGGAACTCAATCGGTTGGACAGCGGTAAAATCATCAAGCCTGGCAAGCCAATAGGCTTCGATGCCTTCAGTCTCCCTAACCACATGTTCGTGACAGCCTTCAACGTCTCACACGATGCAATGGAGCCGCTGGGGTACGCAATACAAGGTAAGGACTGCAAGGTCAGCGTGATGATGGATACGGGCTGCGTGACCAATGAGATGCTCCATGCGATGGCAAACAGCGACATCTACGTATTCGAAAGCAATCATGATGAAGATATGTTGTTGAACGGCGAATACAACGACGCATTGAAACGCCGAGTATTGGCTGACACCGGGCACTTATCGAATGATGCAGCGGCAACTGCTCTCTCCATATTGGTACATGGACTTGGAGAGCGGATCTTCCTGACCCATATGAGTTCAAACAACAACATGCCGGCGCTCGCTAGGGGAACAGTGAAAAGAGCTCTTAAAGCGAAGGGGCTGCTCGAAGGAAAACATTACGAATTGGAGGTGCTTTAAAATGAAAGTCCACATCGAAGGCCAGCTAT